GGTTGCAGACGCGCAGGGTAACGCTCTTGCTGGGGCGGAAGTGTATTGGTGTCTCCAGCCAGCCAGCACCTCCGTCAACCCACCTAGCCCCCTGGCGACTGTCTATACCGATTCAACTGGCGACACACCTATCGTGCAGCCGGTTCTCACGGATGGATTCGGTCACGCCTTCGCTTACATGAATCCCGATGTGCTGTACACGGTAGTCATTTGGCACCCGCTTTTCGGATACAACCCTATCGTGCTTCCCGATCAATCCATCGGCGGCGGCGGGGGTGGAGGGGCAGGTTTGACTCCGTTCGCTGGGGTTCCGCAAGGGGCGATCAACGGAACAAATCAGACCTTCATCCTCACGAACGGCGGGACGCCGATCGCTGACGCGACTCCATCGCAGGTTACCGCGTGGTTGAATATTCCATTGATTCAGGGGATCGGCTTTTCTGTGACCGGCAATGTTCTGACTTACGCCAGCCCGCCCCAACCTGCATCTGGCAGCGGACCCGCAGACGAAATCTATGCCCAAGGATTTTTCGTATGAAAAAGATACTGATAACCGCGCTTTTCTTGTTTTCTCTGCCCGTGCTGGCGCAGAAGGTCAACCCTAACACGCAAATTGGCTGGCCCACCAACTGCTCCGTTGCCGGGTATGTCTACAGTTATCAGGCGAGGACCTGCGTCTTGAACGGTTCTTCCTCCGGCACGGTCACCTCTTTTTCTTCGGGAAATCTCTCGCCTTTGTTCACGAGTTTTGTAGCTACCGCTACCACGACACCTGCACTTTCATTCACCCTGAGCACGCAGACCGCCTATACCGTTTTCGCAAATTGCACCAATGCAACTGCAGCCCCATCTTTTTGTTCGCTGATTGACGCGATGCTCCCTACGCAGGGTGGATTGACGCCGGGTAGTTACACCAATGTCAACGCAACAGTGAACGCGCAAGGCATCATCACGGCAATATCTAACGGATCAGGTGGCAGCAGTGGAATTTCTGGGTTGACAGCCGGGTATATCCCCAAAGCTGGATCATCGACCACCATCAACGCGAATAGCGCTCTGGATGACGGTGTGACAACTGCAAGCACGATCACATCGACGGAGCCGATTGCGATCACGGGCAGCACGCACGGGATTACGATTCCGGCGGGAACCGCGGTTTCGGGAGCTGCGAACAAAGTTGTCTACGCAGTCGATGCCACGAACGGTTACGCGGAGGTAAACGAAAACAATTCGGGTCTTTCGCGCATCTGTACGGCAGGCAATGCAATTTGTGGTAGTGGCAGCGGCAATATGAATGATGGCGGCGGTTCGACAACGGCAGGGTACTTCCCCATCACCAGCACCACCGCGCATGATTACACCGTGGACGCGAATCTTAATGATGGTCACACGGCAGCCAACACCTTGACTTATGCCGGAACCGGCGGAATCAATGCCTCTGCCGGTCCTGTGGAGGGCACAGCGGGCATTTTTAATTCGCCTTCTGCTAATGCGTTGTCGATCATCAACAGCGGAGCCAGTGTCGCGGTGTTCGACGAGAATAATACCTCGACCACACCAAAAACGAGCGTCTGCTATTTCCAGGCGATTCTATCAAGCAACACGGAAGATTTGTCGTGTAATGGCGCGACGCTAAGCCCACTTGAAACAGTTGCCACGTTGACGACATTCGCTACTAATTCGGGCGGTGGTAATACCATTAATGCCACGCAAATCAACGGCGGTTCTGTCCCAGCTTCTGCAAATGTTCTCGGCTCAAACAGCAGCAGCCAGCCCATTGCAGCGACAGCCGCGCAGATTGTTGCCCAGATCAGCACAACAGCGGTAACGAATGCAACGAACGCTGCGAATTTGGAGGGTGGCGCAACGTACGCCATCCCGTATCAGCTTGGGGTTGGCAGCACCTCCTTCTTCGCAGCAGTTGACAATGCTGTGGTTGTCACGAGCAGCAGTGGCCTACCATCTGAAAGCACGACGCTGCCGAGCGGATTGACGATTCCAAGCCCTACGGTGACGGGAACCCTGACCGGCGCAGCGGCAAATTTCAGTGGGAATGTCAGTGTCGCCGGACATCTCAATCAGAGTTCCGCCAATGAGTTTGCAGGCAGTTGTTCCATTGCAGCCAGCGCAACCTCATGCACCGCCACGATTGCAGGAGCTTTTACTGGAACGCCGCTTTGCTTCGCAAGCGCGCAGAGCACAGGAGCTCTTAACAATGCAAATCTAATTGTGTGTTCACTTAGCGGAACGACTGTCACTGTGACCACATATTTGGCATTGAACAGCGATACGGCTCAGACGGTGGGTTTCCTGCTCATCGGTAATCCCAATTAAGGAGCAATCATGCTAAGAAAACTCGCGCTCTCGCTGTTCATCATTTGCAGTGCGGTCACACACGCGCAAACGATGGCCGCAGTTTATTATTCTCCCAGCGCCGGAGTGTGGCAACCACTCACATCTGCTGCCGCATTCGGGCAAATTTCTACCGTACCGCCCCTGCAAATCCAGGCATATTGCCAAGCGAGTGCGGGGGCACAGTGGTCCCCCTGTAGTTTTAGCGGAGGAGGCGGCAGCGGCACGGTTACCTCGTTCTCAGCCGGGAATCTTTCGCCGCTATTCACTACCAGCGTTGCGACATCAACCACAACACCGGCTCTGACTTTTTCCCTGTCGAATGCAGCCCAGAATTCTGTGTTTGCTGGACCGGCATCAGGCGGAGCTGGAACGCCGAGTTACCAGACAGCACCGACCATCAGCGCAGCCAACATGACGAATTTTCCGACGTTCAACCAAAGCACAACAGGAAGCGCTGCATCGCTGTCTGTATCCGGTCAGACTGGCCTCATAACCTTCACGGGAATAACCAGCACAAACCGCACACTGACCGTGCGCGATGCCGCAGACACAATCCTTGAACTTGGGGGCAGCTACACGCCAACCGGAACGTGGACATGGACAAGCTGCTCAAGTTGCGTGTGGCCCACTTTTAATCAGAACACCACAGGCACGGCGGGGGGATTGTCCGGTTCTCCAGCCATCACCGTATCGAGTTGCACGGGATGCGGAGGATCTAGCGCCTGGAGCGCCATTACCTCTGGAGCCAACACGCAGACCGGGGCATTCTCAACAACAGCCCCGTGGACTTTCTCCGTCGCGGGCGCAGCCTCTACACCCGGTCTGAGCGTTACAGGAGCACCGTACACTGGCGGATCGGCAACAACAAACTTCCCGCAATTCTATGTCAATGACGGAGCCGGGCCGACCACATTCTCAACTGCTGGGACTGAATTTGGACTCAATTCTCCATCCGGATTTACAGGCAACATGGCGGATTTCCATGTAAACGGTGGCGGATCGATTTTCAAGGTGGATTACCAGGGCAACCTAGGACTCGGAGGAACTACAGCAACATATTTTGACTTTGCTCAAGGGTCAAGCAGTGCCGCTGTTGGTTATTGTCCCACGGCGAACTCAATTTGCTTTCAAGCTCCCACATCAGTCACCTACCAGCTTCGCGTATTCGCAGGCTCTCCCGCTACTGGGTTTCCGCTCTACACCAACTCATCCGGCACGATGACGGAGACGATCACAGGCGTAAACGGAACCCTCAATAGCGGTGTGGGTCTTCTGGGAACGCTGGCTGTGAATACTGTTCTCTCCTCAACCGTCGCTGCTTACGCTGGTCATTTCACGAATCTGCAAGTTGTTACCGCACTCGGTGGCACCTGCACCACGCTGCCACAGTTCAATGTGTTCGACGGGACTAGCAATGTGGGATCGACCGTGACGGCAAATGCTTCGACGCAGACCAAAGGCACAGGAAACAGCACTGCGCAGACCTTGACCTTCGCGGCGGGAGATGTGATCGGAATTTACATCTCGACAGCCGGTGGGACGTGCGTAGCGAATGACTTTATTGTTTCAGCGCAGTATTCAACTCCATAGGAGCCGTGATGAAATTTCTTTTATCGCTGATTGTCTCTTCTGTTTTATTTATGCAGCCGGTGATGGCGCGCGCTCAGTTTGGGGGTAAAGCTGGGATGGGTGGAAAAGCTGGTACAGGAGGAGGGCCTACAGCGGCCGCGGCCCCTACCTTCGTCCAAGCGGCTTCTCCAGCCGAGAGCGCAGGCCAGACATCAATCACATTTACGTTCTCAACAGCGTTGACTGCTGGAAACAACGTTGTTTTGTGCCTTTTTCAATACTCTCAGACTCCAACGGTCAGCTTCAATCATGAAACGTGGACAGCCGACCCCGATAACGGAACTCCAGTTCAAAATATTCCGTTCGGTTCTAACTATCTAAGTTGTTGGACATCGAGTGGAATAACAGGCGGTGAGTCCTCCATCGTCGCTTCTTGCACAGGCGGTGGTTGTATGGATTACCCAGCAGGGTGGTCCTTTGAAATCCACGGAGGGGTTTTAGATAAATCAGATTCTACTGCGACTGGAAGCGGAGTATCCCCAGCCTCCAATTCAATTACCCCTACGGCGAACAACTCACTAATAATTGGACTGTGTGTGGCCGCTACGACGGGAACTACCACCACCCCCGGTACTAATGTTGCGTGGACAATCCCTACAAACGGATCGAATACCAGTGGCGCGATGGAATACTTTTCACAGACCACCGCCGCGTCGGTAAATGCGCAATGTGGCATCAGTCCCACAAACACATGGATCGCGCACGTCTTGGACTACCACCCATGAGGAAGCTATTTTTCGCCATTGTCGCTTTGCTTTTTCCCGTTGCTGCCTACGCCACGACCGCACCCACATGCCTGTATCAGGACGTGCTTTCCGGTCCCGTGTCGGGCGGTGAGGGCGGCAACGGGATATATCTGAATATTTATGGCACAGGTTTCGGGGCCAGCCGCGGAAGTTCGACGGTCACGGTAAACGGCGTGGCGCCGGCGCAATATCTTTACTGGGGTGCTGATCCAACGGGCGACCGCGACCAGATTGGGATTCAATTGTCTAGCTCTACAACCACGGGACCAATCGTGGTCACAGTAGGTGGTCAGGCTTGCACGGGGCCAGGCGGAACGTCGAACACACTGACCTTTACTGTTGCAGGCGGCAATATATATTTCATCGGACCAGCGACGGATAACACCGCGTCTGTAAGCTGTACCTCATTGAAGTCGGGTGGGGGAAGTTATTCTTCACCGTGGGGTCTGACTAACCAGTGCGGAACCGAGGGGAGCTGTAGCGGCTATCCAGGCGCGTCCGGAAGTCGTACACCCTATACCTACTACAGTTGTCTCTCTAGCAATGACGCGCTGATCTTTCTCAATGGTGTTAACTATCCACAGTACGATGGTCGTGGTCTTCACGCTTCGCTGACTGTGGATGCAGGGAACGGCCAGACTCATAATATTTTGCAAGCGCGGCCCGGTGCGACGGTCACTCTCGGAAACAGTGCTAGTTCTGGTGCTCCCGAGTATGGGATTCTAGATGCGGCGAACGTAGACGCTCAATATTCTGGACTGACAGCTATCGGCGGGGAAGGCGGGGGCGGTGGTTCGTCTTTTCAAGGGACGGCATCATCGAGAGTTGTAGGGAACACGTTCGAGTGCCCTTACTGCTCGGGGCCAATCGGCGTGGTCGAGGCTGTACCAGAACTGGTCGGAAATTTCGTGACTCTGGCCGCGTCCTCAGTGAACCCGTCAAACAAAACCTTCCAGTGCATCTACGAAGATTTCAATGGCTTTGAGGTTGGCTGGAATCGGATCTCCAGTGTGGGGTGCTACAACGGCTTCCAGGTCAACGAAAACTACTCGACCGGCTTCTACAATTTCTCCGTCCACGACAACGACATTGCCGACGTGAACGGCTGTGGCATCAATCTTTCAACCGTTGACCCCGGTTCTGGCTACGTGCAGGTATACAACAACATCATTCATCATACCGGCATTCAGCAGTCGTCGGACGGCTCGACGGACGATCCTCATTGCGGTGTGTCGATGAAGGGATACGCGCAGCGCCCCCAAGCAACCGCGTACTCAAACTCTGGCACCGTGGCCACGATCACCACCGGCACGACTGATAATGCTTTCAGCAGCACGCAATCGGTAATCTTGGGTGGTTTCACAACAGCGACGTGGTTTAACTGTCTCAATCCGACCCTGACCGCTTCAAGCAGCACGACGATTACTTTCGCCAATAGCCACTCAGCGACATCGGGTTCGGACAGTGGCTACATCGGGCAAGCGACCTCGGCGTGCATCACTGGATACTCGGTCACGGGCACCTCCGGTCCGTGCACGCTATACACGGCAACTCTCGCGAATACCTTGAGCGCGGGCCAACCTGTGACTATCGAAGGAATGAGTGTCGGTACCTTTCTCAACGGGACCGCGACTATCTCATCGCGGACGAATAGCCAATTTGTCATCCCTTGTTCTGGGCATTCGGCGGTCGGATCGACGCCGGATTCTGCCTTGGCAATAGCTGGCGGAACCGCGCAAGTCTGGAACAATACTCTTTTCGACACCTCGGTGCTCATCAACACCGCGTCGGGCAGCGAAAATGCTTCGTGTGGTTTCCTGGTGCTCGATAACCAGCTTGAAGTGGTCAACAATCTAGTCGGCAATATCACTTACGTCCCGGCCTACACCTACGCTAGCGTCTATAACCCCTACATTTGCACAGGGGGCGGTCCTTCGGGGACGATCACCGGCTCGAATAACATCTGGTACTCGGTCAACACGCCGGGAAGTACGTCACCGGCCGGAAGCATCGGTACAATCGAGAACCCGGATTTTGTGAACTCGACCACCTGCTCACCGGGCTGCACCTGGACGAATTACCAGATTCAATCTGGCTCTCCTGCCATCGGCGAGAGCATCCAGTTTCCAGGGCCATATACGACTTACGGGAACGCGGCGCTCAGCTATTTGACGTGGGACTTTCAGCAGTTGACGCGGCCAGCGAATCCTGCGGCTATTGCGACGGGTGCGTTGGAATACTCGTCTGGGGGCGGGGGAAGCACGAACGCTATCTACGATGGAATTTCGGGAATGGGAATAATAATCCAATGAAGAAACTGATCATTTTCGCTCTTGCCACTGCCTTGCACGCTCAGTCCACGGCCACGGTGACCTGTCCTGCCGCCTGTACGGTCACGGTGACAGCGACAACTGTCGTAACGCCGCCGGTTCCGCCAGCCACCTACGTCGGCCCATGCGACATTCCCGGAGTTTCCTGCGTTGCGGCTTACAACCTGGCACGTAAAGCTCGCAATGCGTACGCGGGCAGTTTCTTCACGGAGACGAATAATACCTTCGCAAAATTCTATGACCAGATCAGTGTTAATGATCTAACCCCGTCTTGCTGCGGCCCCAACTGGCCGTCTGGAGCAGTACAGACAACGGTGGGATCGACTATTCCTCCGAGCGGGGTACCCGTGCCGATCGCACGAATCCTAAACGGCGAAGCCTACACCTATCACTACGGCGCAGCCAGCGGCATCCCGGTAGGTAATTCGTCGATCACAGAGTACATGGTGGTTGAGAACACCTCAGAAGGCGGCCAGGTTTCCGGGTGCTGCGGGAGTTTCAACGACTCCGAGAATCCTATTCACGAAGGATCCAAAGGGCAGATGTTCGGGCTGTCGCTGGCGGCGGGCGGGATGTGCACGGTCGGAACCGGGACTGGACCCTGGGCGGGGGTTGACCTGGAGCAAGGGAACTGCCTCTATGGGCCGCCCCCGACAGCGAAATACCTCACGATTTTGGCGAAGTACAATGCGGCAACCGGAACGCTGACACTGAAATCCGGGGATGCCACGCAAGGAATACTGACGACTCTTTACAGCGGGCCTCTGCCTCCTGGATACGCGGGGTTGAACCTTCAAGGGGCTGTCTCTCTAGGGATGGGCGGCGATGGGTCCAATTCGCCAATCAACTTCATTGAGGGGGCTATTATCGCAGGGGCTACCACGGATGCGGCCGATAACGCGTTGCAGCAGAATATCGTCAACTTTTACGGGATACAGCAGTAGGGGGTTAGGAGAATGGCGTGGCAGACTTCACGCATGACCAATTCGGGCTGGGGCGGTTGCGCACTGACGTTGATCTATTGCGCTCAGACGTAAATCGCATCTCAGGTATCGTGGAGGGTAAGGATGGGATGCACATGCAGTTGACCAGGCTGATTTCCAAGCTCGATACCCAAGAAGAGACCCGCGACAAAGAGCACAAAGCCAACACGACGCGGCCGAATATACTCATTGCCATTGCCGGTGCGGCGGCGGCGTGGATCGGGATTGCGCTGGCTGTCTGGCATCACCTGTGAGGCCCTGTGAGCGAATGGACCGTAGACACTCTTAGGGAGCATTTGGAGACCATGCTCAAAGAGCGTGACCTCCGGTTTCAGCAGCGGTTCGAGGCAGGAGAGAAGCGACTCGACGGAATGAACGAATTCCGCCAAGCTCTGAATGACGCGCAGAAGACATTCGTCACGTGGCCTATCGTTGTGGCGTTTGTCGTAGCGGCCTGCGCTATTACGGGAACCGTAGTGGGTTTGCTGACGTTCTTTATGAGAAAGTAGGCTCTAGCGGTGAATCGCAGCGCCGAATACTTCCCAACCGAGAATGCCTACCAACAGCCAGATGACGAGGTAGGAACTGAACGGCTTAAACCACGGCGTATTCGGAGCGTAATTGACCCAGCCTCCGAACAGAACGGCGATGATATAGATCATCCAGAACAGAAGTTGCAAGGACATGGCGTACTCCTTCTGAGCCTATTTGATGCCTTCCGCGCCCAAACCGTCTGAGCCGAAACGCACTATTTGTGTCGCGCTGCCTATTCGCAACACGGACAGAGCCTTATGTAAAACCCACGGCGTGTACCTCGAGCGGCGCAAGGTGATATTTGACAGCAAACCGGTCTATTGCTGGTTCTGCCCCACTGGCGAGATAATTTGCAGAGAAAATGGTTGATTTTGCGGGAAATAAGGCTAGAATCTGAGTGAAAGGCGAAAGCGATGCAAGCACTCTGGATATGGCTGAAGGGTAAGAACTGGAGCACGCACGCGATTGGTGCCACTCTCGGTAGCTTCGCGGTGTTCGTGACCAGCGATCCGCAGGCGCAGAGGTTCCTTATCTCTCTCTTGAAGGCCCATCCAGCCATCGCAGCGCAGGTCATCGCGCTCGCTGGCATCATCACGGCGTACAAGCGGTCCAGCACCCCGGCGAGCACGGTCGCTCAGGCTAGCGTGATCATGGACAAGCCCAACGCCCCCACCATCGCGCAGGTTGTAGCCGTAACCCCGCCGCCCGCACCCCCGGCTGCATAGGAGATAATATGCAAAATGTGAAGAGATTGGGAATGGATTGGCCGCGCCGGAGTTGCTCCGATCTATGGATTCCGGCCGAGAAAGCTATTCAGGACACGGTTAATTTGGTCGAAGATCTAGGAGCACATACACTTCTAACGGATGCCGTGATTTTGCTTGGTCAGGCCCGCGATAAAATTTCTGATTGGGCTGAGGAAACCGGCAACGTCAAGCCAGAGGCTGCATGACCCTCCCTCTCACTCCCTCCCGATTCAAGCGCGGCGCACTACCCTCCCCCCGTCATCGTCTCGCCGCAGCCTGCCCGCATGTCGCAACCACTCCCACGCCCCCACAATGGCTATGGAAGCCCACGCAGTTGTCGTTCTGGGGCAACGCCGTGGATGGCGACTGTGTGACGGCAGAGGAAGCGTTCGCCAAGGGATGCGGACCAGCAGGCGTGTTCATCACCGATGCGACTGTCCAAGCGTGGGCCACGAAGAATAACGTGCTGAATGGTGCAGACCTGACGCAAGTTCTCGACCTGATGCAATCAGGCGGCTTCCCTCAAGGCGCATCCGTCTACGATGATGGCCCGTTCGTCTCTGTGGACTGGACGAACGCAGCCCTGCTTCAGAACGCCATCGCGCAGGGACCAGTCAAGATCGGCATTGCGGCGGACCAGCTTGAAAATGCGGTTCCTGATCCTCCGGCCGATGGCTGGTTTGCGACGGGATTCGCGCAGGACAGCAACGAGGACCACTGCGTTTCGCTCTGCGGGTACGGTTCGATTGCATGGCTGGCCGCTCAATTGGGCGGTACTTTCTCTGGGCCAGAAGATACTCCCGCTTATGCCCTATTCACTTGGGACTCCATCGGTATCATCGACGTGCCATCCCTTGTGGCTATCTGTTCCGAGGCGTGGCTCAGGAAACCGACAACTGTTATCGCAGCACAAGGAGCGTTATGAATCGCAGATCGTTTCTGAAACTGTCATCGACTAGTGCCGCGATTGCGGTCCTTCCCCCAAGTCTTCTGTTCACCGGCTGCTCTGTCGCCCAAGTCGTTCTTGACGTAGAAGGCGTGCTCAAGGAAGCAGCAGCAATCACCCAAAACGCCGGACAGACTGCATGGTCTGCTGAGCTAACCCAGGCCGCAGACGCTCTCCAAGCCGCCTATAGCGTCTGGGACCAGAGCACGACTTCGACGACCGGCCAAAAGATTGCGGCCCTGCTCAATGCCCTCGTAGCGGCCACGGCGATCATCCTGCCGAACGACCCGTGGTCGGCGTTGATTAACGAGATGGTCGCGCTGGCTGACCTGGCTCTGAGCTTCTGGCCCGGTTCGACGTCGGTAACCTACAGCCGGAACCCTCACGTCGGTGCCGTGCTACCTCCAGTAAGCTACAAAGACGCGAAACGGCGCTGGAACACATTGGCGGTAGGACCGCTGGCGGGAGCTAAAATTAAATAGGAGTCTCCCTATGCTTTTCTCAGCATCCTACGCTAATCTCGAAACCATCGTCCCCGGCATTGACATGAACCCGGCAGACATCAACCCCGGCGGTCCAGAGCCTACCTCTGCCACGGGGTTCACAGACGAGCCATGGAGCGGCGGCACAACGGTAAGCATCAACGGGCCGCAATGGTTCGCAGGGCTATCCAAGCGCTCCGTGACGCCTCCGACGGGTCTCCTGCAATCCATCAGCCAGATTACCGTGACCTATGACATCCGCCCCTCGCAGACAGCTTCCCTGTTCGCGCAGCTTCACGAAACGGATCTGATAATCGTAGACGCCAACGGGAATCGCTATAACGGCTCCTGCCAGAAGAATAACGAAGAGGGCGGCATGTGGCAGATCGTGAACGCCCAGGGGAATTGGGTGGACACGGGATTCAAGCCGGGATTGTTCACTCCAGACGTGTGGACGCCCGTCTCTGTGGTTTATCGGGTGAACTGGCAAGCGCTCACGTTGTCGGTCATCGGGATTACAGACGGGACCACGCCATTCCTGATTCCAGCAGCCCTGCAGAACGTTCCCGCTGTAAAGAATAGCGGCTGGCAGCCAAACCTTCTCGACATCCAGATTCAAGACACGCTGATTAAAGCCGGGAGCTACACGAGGGACATGAAGAATATCGGGATTTCTTTGCAATGACCCCTGCACCCGCGATCTCTGCTTTTTTGTCTCTCATCGGCTGGTCAGAGGGAGCCGATTACAACACCATCGTGACTGGCATAGATGGCCCTACTACCTTCTCTGACTTCACAGACCATCCCTTTGCCCCGCAGTTCTCGAGACCGCCTGTAATCGTGCGCAGAAGCCCATTGCTCGAATCGACCGCCGCCGGCCGCTACCAACTCCTGTACCGCTATTGGGTGCCCTACAAGGCCCAGCTAGGGCTTACAGACTATTCCCCTGCTTCGCAAGACGCCGTGGCGCTCCAGCAGATGAAGGAGCGCGGCGCTGTGGCAATGATTACCGTGGGGGATATTCAGGGGGCGATCGCGGCTTGCTCGAACATCTGGGCGTCGTTTCCGGGAAATAGTTACGAGCAGGGCGGAAAGTCTATGGGGGAGTTGCTAGATCAGTACGCTCTCTTCACGCAGCCCTAGCCGATACGGGGTGGGGCCGGTTTGAAAGGCCAAGCCATGATCTTGAACAAATATTGTGGCGGATCATCAGAAAATATCGCGCGTCCCGTCACAATGAAACGAACGCAGTTGCATCCAACGGTGAAGACGATGCAAGGCATGTATACGCACATTCTGATCGGTAGCGAAAGCACCCAAGCTAGCAAGAATATAATTCTCGTGCTCACCGCGATTCTCCTTCTCTGGGTGGGTTGATGGGGCGGAAGTAGGTCCAGTTGAGGCTTTTATATTGCTCTGCGGTGGCGTCACCTTTCCACGGTGTGTCGGCTACGTCACACACGAGCCAGGTACGAGACATGAGCCGCCACCTGCCAACCTCGTCGCGCCCTAGCTTAGGCAAGTTCTCCGGCGTGATCGGAGTCCAGTCCAGCAGGGCGAGCCGGGCTTCCAACTCAGCGATGCGTGATTTAGCCTCATCGCGTTCGTGAGTGAGATTATCTACGGTGTCGAGAATTAATCTTCTAACTTCCGGTTCCACTGCTTGCCTCCTTCACACTCCGGGCCGCCAAGAGCGCGTCACGCTATTTCGTCTGCGGCTGCCCAAGGACAGCCAAATGAATCTTTAGCGGCCCTGGTCGCATCCATCAGCAACACTCGGCCCTCGATGCAGAGGTTGAAGATTGCGTTCCGGCAGCGTTCGCACTGTTCTAGGTGCTGGTCGAATTTATCTTGTGGATTCATTCATTTCCTCGATTCGTCTGGATTAGCGTCTACGGCGGTTACGGGAATGGGGAGAAGTTCGGCAAGGGCTTGCATAATTTCCAGCGCACGCACCCGTAGGCAATGAACGCAAGTAGTGATGCCGCGCCTTATCCCAAAATCGATGTCCACGTTACCTGCCGACCACTTACTCAGACCGCAGAGAGTCTGTTTTCCGCGCACCAGGTGGGATGGCTCAAGGTCAGCAATATACTCCCCGCAATGGACACAGCAATGAGTGGCGCATCTTTCCCGCGCCTGTGCAGGCTCAGAGGCGGGAGCGGCAGTGTGATGCGAGCAAGCGCACTTGGCTCCGCAGAACTTGCACTGCTGGCGGCACCTGTCGTGCTGGCCGTGGAAACAGGCTGTGGAGGTATAAGCGTGCTCCGTCTCCGCGTCCGGCTGGGAACGATCGGCACGAGTTTCAATCAGCGCCGCCACATACCGGTTCTGGCAGTCGTTGTGTTCGGCCAGTTGCGCGGCCACTTCCCATACGGCCTCGGCAATGATGCATGGAGCCATTTCGGTATTGTTGCCTCTACACTCTTCCGCATAAGCTCGAATCTGTTTTGCGTTCATAACTCCCTTTCCCTCTGTCTCAGATTGGTGATGAGCGGGATGGCTACAATCCAAGTTCTTTAACGACAGGCAATTTACGGCGCTTGGCTTCCGCAACGAGACGTTTGCCCATCTCTCGCACCACATCCTCGAATCCGCCATCCATCAGCGCTTTACAGAAACGACCAAACGAGTCGCTACCGTCTTTTGGATCGAACTGAATTGTGAGCGTTAACTTGCCCTTTTTCGATTTCTTCATCTTCCTCTCCTCCTCGTTTCAGGGTGCGGTGGGGGTCAGTTACTTTTTCAATTCCAGCATCCTGATCCGCGCTATCAATTCCTGCCACTCGCGCTCAGTAACCACATGCAGGTCATCCACGCATTCATTCCGCTCGGGGACATACAAACACTGATCCGTGCAAACCGTGGTGCCCGGCGAACAGGTATTGGCACAGTGCGCTGGCGTGATTTGCTGATGCTGATACTTCCCACATTGAAGGGTGCGTTCTTTACAACTCGGACGTGCCTCTTGGAATGACGACGCGTCATCACAGAATGGCAGGCATTTATCGCCTATCCACGCTTTACTGGGGCAATCCTTTTGGCCCCACCCTGCCACACAACCCAGCGCCAAGGTCACTATTGCTGCGATTCTCTTCATTGCTGCTCCTTGGGTTTCGATATTCTGTCCCAGATAAATTTCCAATTCACGCTGCAATATCCCCCGCCAGCGTCATTGATGTATTCGGCCCATTGATGATTGGCATCGCTGCCTGAAATGGTGGTCCAAGTGACATTGTTCTTAAACCCCTTGGGGCACTTGGCGCAGACCCTAAAGCCGTCGCTAGAAATGTGCGGATGAGGCCATACCCATCCAGCCGATAAGCTTAGTACCGCGATAAACCACGTTGTCGCTGCGAATTTCTTCATTTCACTCCTCCGCTCCAGGGGAGCAGGTCAAAGCTCGATTGGAATACGCAGCCACAATTCGATCTGATCCCACCGGTCCGTGATGTAGCTAGCCATTTTCAACATCAAATCTGGCTCCCGGATCGCAGGACACCACGCTGCTGTCAGTTTCCCAGCACCTGCTGCCCATCCGAGTTCGGCGTGGGCACTCTGACCGCAGGGGTTGACCAGAATGCAAGCGTCGCAACGTTTCAGAGCGTCCATGTCCCGATTGAAGCCTTCGACTGCGCGTGGATGCTCCAAACCTCGCAGGTAGCGGGGAACATCACCAGTCCAGAGCCGCCAGTCTGGATCAACTTCGGACCAGTGGAACCCTCCGTTTTCTCCATCTATCTCACCCCATCCGCTTCCCGATCCCCGGAAATCGTAAACCTCATGGCCAAGTGCGCGGAGATTTTCGACCGCGATAGGCTGCCACTCACAGCGCCAGCTACTTGCAACGTAAATCTTCATTCAATCCCCTTCCTTTCTTCGCTCCGCCACATGAGACGGTCAGGTTCCTACTTCTCCGCGCTGACAGGCATCAACGCCTTGGTGCGTGGCCAGTAATGCCGCCACGTCCTCTACTGACCGGCAAATTCCGTACCGATGCCCTTCGCGTTCCACCTGGGCCTGAAAACTCTTCTGGTACTCAGATTGCCTACCCTTCGCGGCCTTTGTCTCAATCCAGTAGGCTTGGCTGAATGAGCACCAAGTCCCCTGATCATCCACGCCGCGTGTCCGAAACGCCAAAATGTCGGCCATGCCCTTGACGCCGAACCGCATGAAGCCGCCGGGAACTCTAGCGCCTCCTGTGGGCATCCGGAACGCCAAAATGTGCTCTGCCGCCAGCCAGTCCATGATCTGTCGCAGTACCAGTCCTTCGGGTGTGCTCATCCCAACCGCCCTTCCGAAAGCGCCATCATGCGCTCAATCCGCTCGTCCCGCACGACAGCCTTGCGCAACCGCCGCGCTTCGGCCATGCTGATCTTCGGGTCGCGTTCCCTGGCGGCTTTGAGCAAGTCCTGTCTCCGCTCGTTTTCCCGATCCGCCTTAGCTCGCAGGCATTCTTTGCAGAGAATGTGGCCGTAAACCAAATGATTTAAGCCACAATCCACGCACCAACTCCCCGCGATTAGCCGCTTGCGTCGCTTGCGTGTTGCTTCCGTGCTTGGGTTCATCGCCTCACCTGCTGCGCGGGGTTCGGGCATGTATCTTTATCGCGGTGAAACCACAACGGTTCGCCGATGTAAACCTTGGGACCGCCGAACTGATCGGCTGTGGGATCGAGCACCCGCCCGTCAGAGAGCCTAAGAAACACGTGATTGGAACGCTGGAGCATGACTTCTTCGATTTCGGTGTGAACTCCCATCATGCCGAGCCAACCGGCGAGCGGATAGCAAACCATGGCGCACATCATGTCACCCTCGCGCTTTCCAATCAGGCCAGTGCGGAACCCCTTCGCGCATTGTTTAATCTTGGCGTCCGTCATCCCCGTCCTTCTCTCTGCTCCGCGAGCCGGTCACTTGCGCCTTAGTGCTGAAACCACCACCGGCTCGTAATAGTCAGCGCACATAACCACATCGGCGTAGTTGTATGGAATGTAAGTCTGCCTATCCCATTCGCGCACCATATCTTGAAGCGCTTTCTTCTCCGTGCGTCGTTTTGGCCCTGTCCAGTTCATGCGCTGATATTTTGGCCATTTCGCCCGCGCCATGAAGAACCGGCCTGTTCCGCGACAAACGTGAATCTCACCCACACTTCCTCCCCTCAGGCGCACACAGGGCGAATTTGTTTCGCGACCCAAGCACGCATACGCACCCACCTTTTCTCTGGTGTTATGCGCTCGGACTGCTTTGTCGTTTCGTTCCACCAATAATTGCACTCATCGTCATTCATCCAAACGATTTCTTGTACGAGTTGCGGAGCTACATCGAACGCGGCGGCGACCTGTTCCGGTTCGTCAGGGTCAAGCTGTTTCATGTCGATGCCACGCACCTTACCCAGAGCGCCGAGAGCACACACGTCGCCTTCCATAGTTTCAAGTTCGTGAGCGATGAGAGCCTTGTCGGGCATCGCGTCTAGCGCGGCCAGAAGTTCAGTGAGCAACTTTTGCCCCCTTCTGCCACGGGTAGCGCTCGCCACTTGACCACGCCATCGAATCAGTGACCAGTTTTCGATATCTTCGGAATAGCCAGATCGACTCATAACTACCTCCAATACTTCCCCTTGATCTTCCGCAGCCACGAGAGCTGCGACAGTTCTTCAACCTCTTGCGTAAACGTCGCTCGGTACTTTCTTGAGCCGCAGGTATTCCATTTTCCGCGCAACCTGTGTCGGCGTCGGAAAGAAATCCTGCTCTGGATCGATCCGCAGCAAAGCAACCGCCTCAGCTACCTTGTCGACGCCCTTTTGAATTGCCAGTTGCTCGTAGTCGGCGAAATACTCCTCGACGCTCTCACCTTGGTCTTGAGCCGGGTACCGGCGCGTCAGGCCCTCCATGATCGCCAGTAGGGTCGACGAGTCCTCTTTCGATAGCGATCTTTGCAAGGACGCGGCGCGCCCCGTCAATGCGTTCTTTAGCTGGGCTTGGCTTACTCTTTCCAGTTCTCCCATTTTGTCCCTCCAGTGTGTATTTGCGATCTTTCAGCCAGAACACGTTCACGAGTTCGCCGCGTTCCTGCGCCCGCTGACAGGCTCCCAAAAGGAACTCAGCGGCTCCCTTTGCGTCACACCCGGCAACCTTGGCCTCAGCCGCGATCACTTGCGCGACGATCCTTACGTCCCCCGGCGTCCCGGCAAAGCCAGCCTCTTCCATGAGCCAGTTTGCGGCCATGAACTCGCCGTCGCCTCCGGTCGACCGTATGCGCGGAGGTACAGAGGGGCTTTTTAAATCTCCCTCTTCCTCTCCCTGTGTGGAAATTGTTTGACTGTCTTTGACATCGTTTGACGGTGTTTGACCTTCGCGCTCTCGCTGCTCACGCTTTTTGTCCCGGAAATAGGTCCGCCTCGCCTCTTCATCGCGGATGTTCCGGTAGTGCTCATAGTTGACGATCTGCCATCCCCAATCCCGGCCCGAATCTATGGGGGTAATCCGCGCGCCGCTCTCAGCCTTGGATCGGCTCTTGAGGTCGGGATTCATCAATTCCTTGATGGCATGGTCGACAAGCTCTTGGGGTACATTCGTCCGCCGAGCGATGGCGTCGACGGTCATGTCGACCACCCCATCGCGATCCGCCAGGACGAGCATATCCATGAAAACGTGGCGCACCACGTAGTCTTTAGCTATCGTGGAATCAAAGATTTGCGCGAAGATTTTGGCGAACACGTTCATACGGTACACCCTTTGTCAAAGACAGTCAAGGACAATATTTACCCAATTCTCCACCCAATCAGCAGCCCGGCCAACGCCAGAGCTACCACGATGCGCCAGTCGATACGGCCTAATGCGTCCATCTTTTCCTCACTTCTTGCGCTTACTCGGCGCGGTGGGGGCTAAACAATCTCACTGATCCTGTCGATTGCGGATTCCAGGGAATTATAGGCATCCTCTGAGGTTTCAGCCAGTTCGTTGGCCTCATCCGCCAATGAGCGCAGATCGTCACGAATCTTGCCCAAAGCCGTCAATTTCTTGTTAAGTTCGGCATTTATCTTCTTCAGATTCACAGTATTTCTCCTTACTACCCAGCGTGGGGCTACTTCGCTTTGAGTGCTGCGTCCAGATGTGCCTGCATGATGGCAAAGGCAATCTCAAAATCGTGCTCAGTGGAAGTCAGCGCGGCTAATCGTTGCCACTGCTTCGAGGTCAGTTCGAGTCGGATGCCAACCAATCCAGGCGGTGATACTTTCTTCGGCTTAGGCTTGCCAGCGTCACTCCTGCGCTTCCGTGCGGGTGCCTGAGACGCAGGCGGGGTGGGCGATTCATCCTCGCGCGACAACATGGATGGCGGTCCATACTCTAGGCCGAGCTTGCGGCGGCGCGCTTCCAACGCTTCGGGCGATCTTTCTACTTCTTGGGGGTCGGGCATCACTTCTCCTCCCAGAGCAGCGCTTTGACGACTGCGCGAAGATCAATTTCCTCGCGGATTTCCATCTTTAGCGCTTCGGTGTTCTCAAACTGCACCGCATCGTATTCGGGCAGGTAGCCATATTCCGGTTTAGAGTTTGGGCCGGTCAGCCCGTAATCCTTTTTGACTATAGGCACTACGTCAACGCGCTCAATAAGAACCCTATACTTCACAAAGGTGCGCTGCTTCACTGTTTTGTTTACCACTACCGTGTCTGCCATGTCTCTCCTCGCGCCCCTGCGGGCTAGTCGGTGTACGTCGGTACTACGGGTTTCTTGCCTTGCGTGTGCATTGCTAAAATGTGGCAGGCATAACAACCGCCCATTAGCGTGTTGCCTTGCGCTTCAGTCCATCCAAAGCGCCGTTTCGCGTGAAGATGAACCAAGTGCCAGCGTTCGTAGATCGATCCTCCAAAGGGCAGCGTGCCAGCCTGGTGTAGGGTATGCAGCGGCTTTCCGTCCTCGTCCCGAAGCTCACACATCCCTCCGCTGCGCTTGTACACCCGGTCGCGCTCGGTTAGCTTCTCGCCTGCGGTCGGTTGCCCTCTGCGGGTTCCCGGGCGCTTCTTGCGGATTGGAGAGCGGCGGATCATCTGCCCGATGCCAACTTGCGCATGAACGCGATCTGAGCCTCAACTTCCGCTGAGAACTTGATGACCTCTTTCCTGATTTCCTCGATCCGCGCGTCATCTCGATCCATGCGAATAATGAAGAACTGGAACTCAGCCGGGAGCCGGGAATCGTAACTCACAAAGTCAGCCCACGGGCGTCCGGTACAAGCCAGGTAAAACAGCATTTGGTCCCGATGCTCTGGAGGTACCTGATTGGCCATCATCCAGTCGATGTGCGTTGTAGTATTGGGACATTTGATTTCAATGATCCCATCTTTGCCCACCAAACCATCTGGCGATCCGCCAGCAATGTCCGCCATTCCAGGCCACGGAACGAAGTCGATCTGCTCGACCAAAACCTGTTCTTCAATCTCATACCGCGCCCGCGCCGCGTTCTCTTGTTCTCGCCCCCAAAGCATAGCCGGAGAAACGTAGTGATCCTGTATCTGACCTGTCAGGATTTCGGCGATTTTCTCGGTCCGGTAGTTCTTGCGCTCTGCGGACTCCTCTTTGTTTTTCTTGTAATTCATCACTTCGGAGATGCGAGAGCCGGTCACTTTGCCGATGCGTTTCTCAAACCATTGTTCGGTCTGCTGGCGCGGGACTTCGGAGCGATCCAAAAAATCATATTCAGGGCCGGAGTAGTTAGCTGTTTCCATGGCGCAGCTCCTCTTGACGTTTGACTTTGGCATCGGCAAAAGCCTTGGTAGAAGCACCATCCCCAATCGCCATAGCTTTCTTCTGAGCGTCTAGGTAGACGCGCTTCAACTCAGCCTCGGATTCAGCCAAGCCGATCTTGTCTACCCATTCCTTGCGTTCGGCATCGGGGAGCGCAGCGGTGCCTGTTGGCTTACCGTCCGAATCCGGCATGGCAGCGACCATTCCAGTGGCTCCGCAGAACGTGTACCGCTCAAGGTAGCTCAGTGTAGAAGCCTTAGCCTGAATCGCGTTCTTGCCGCCTGAGGCATCGGCTGGCGAAGAGAACGTGGTAGGCGCTTGCTCATAGAGACCGTAGCGCAGAACGCAACTGACGGTGATTACCCCCTCTTTCTCAGAGAACGGGAAAGACCATGTGATTCCCCGCTCGGCCAGGGCCGGCATGACCGCGGTCGTGTACGCTGCAAGGTCCGCGAAATTGTAGGTATAACTCCCCGTGTTTGCCAGTCGGTTCTTCACAATCTGCGGAGGGTTCTTTTTGAAATCCGCCATGGCTTCTGCGAACGATCTCTCATCCTGCATCTCGGCCATCTTGCGCTGTCCGTCGAGAAACACGTTCATCAAGCGCTCGATCTTATCGGCGTCCAGGTTTGGGTTCGCGGCCAATCGGTCCATGACAGCCACAAGCGTGTGATTTTCCGGTGCCGGACGCGGCGCAAGCGAAGCGCTGCGTTTATCTTCAACTACGATTTCCGTGCTCATTTCGTCTCCAATCTTGAATTGCGCCCCTCTTCAGCAGTACAGCCGGTCGTATAGGCTCCGTAGCAGGGTGTGAAGCGCAAACTTGTTAATCCTCCGGGCTGGTGGGATCGGGGGTCATGCGGGAACCTCGTCGGGAGCCATGATCGATCCGCAACGCCATTCGTAGATGGGAACCTCGCGCTCGGGAATTACGGTCTCCTCTTGCGCAGGAATCACATGCTCTGGCTCGATCTTAGTTCCGATCAGTACGCGCTCACAGACCAATTCACGGTCTCCGTTGTAGTCCAAAACAACCTCACCACTGAATTCCCGGCGCAGAGTGAGAATGCTATTGTAATCATGTTTGCGCACATGACCAGCGGCTTTGGCGAAGGCTGCCAACTCTTCTTTCGAGCAACCGAATCGGTCCATCCTGCGCATGTTGGGCAGTGGCAAGTCTGGATGATCCTCAAAGAACTGCGCCATTTCCCGCAATCCTTTTATCAATTCAATGCGTTCCATTTTTGCCTTCGTTCGGGTGAGGGTGGGTTACTTGCGACGAGCGGCGAGTATCTTCGCCACATACTCGTAAAGGTGCTGATTTTTGAGTGCAGCCTCGGCCTTCAATCGCTGCAACAGATCATCTTCGATGGGGATATCGAGTCTCGCCATGTGCTCCTCTTGACTACGATTAATACGATAGCACGTATTTCACGGAATGCAAGACCTATTTTCGACGAAAGAACGGAGCCAGCAACGTAGCCACGCCGAATACCGCTGCGAGTACTGCCATGATGCGCGTAAACACATCCAGCGGATCGATGTAATCCACGTTCATGGGATGCGTCCAGTGGATGCCGTGTACGTCTGCGCGCTTCTCATCGTCATCGCATGAAATGTGGATCGTCATGGGGTCACGGCCTTTGCGAGTGCGGCGCGACATTCACGCAATCGAAACGATAGCCACTCAGGAATCTCCCTGCCATCCTCAGCGCTATCCAGTAAGCAATCGATGGCGTGGTACATATCCCACGAAGCTGCAAAGAGCGTGGCATTCGCGACTATCTCGGCGGTAGTGGTCTTGTTGACGCGCACGTTAGGCTTCATTGGCTGCTCACCACTCGCATAAATGTAACGAGCGCCACTCTTGGCGAAGCCGAGATGGTATGGACCCGGCGTAAACGCACATTTGCTCACAACTGCCTCCTTCATTCGGCTATCAAGAAATCATCATCATCTTCCGGCCAAGTGCTGCATGGACATTTAGGGTCATCACAATATTCGCGGTGACCGCTGCATTCAAGTCTCAGGAAATGGCGGCAATGCTCACCCTCGCCGAAATTGATGTCATCGATGTCGCCGCCACAATGACATTGCGACCAGCACTCAGGGCAATCGTGTGCCATCTCTGCTCCTTCGGGGGACGGGTTAGCGTGCGCATTTCTTGCTGCAATAGATGTCAGTATTGCAGCCGTTTTTTTCGACAATCCAGCCAAACTTCTTGATAAATGCCACTATCGATGGGATAGGCTTCTCGGTTGCGATCCGAGCGCCAGTCTCCTTACCGCACATCGCGCATGACCAACTCAGATGCATTCTGATTTCTCTCCTTCGGGGTGGGGTTAGGATACAAACTCAGCGACCTCATCCCAGCGATTACTAACCTTGAGCAATTGGGATTTCTCGTCGTTCTCGTGCTGGAGTTTTCGCACGTAGCGCCGTTCGTCGCGCAAAGACTTGACTTTTGCTCGCACTAAATCCGACAGCACTTGGGGCTCTAATGCGTCCAGTTCCCACGATTCGTCGCCATGTTCGTTCAAATACCCTTGGAATCGGCTGTCTGTGGATTTTGCCGGGTTCGGAGGCGGATCGTACTGGTCGATCTGATCGCGGTTCAAGGCAATGCGCGTGAATTGCAAACTTGCCGCAACGCCGTGGTGCCTCATGAACATCCTGATCCGTTCCTCAATATCACGGCTCATATCGATGCCAGACGGATCGTGGTCTCCCAGGTGAATCACATGCGTTGATTGGCCGTCTTTGGCGTTCCTGATGAACCTCTGCGCCGCTCCCCACATCTCGGACTGCGAAGTGTATCCACGGCACGAGAAATAGGCCACGTCCAGCTCATTGCAGATGCGTTCAATCACACCGACCAGAGCATCTTTCTCAATCCACACTTCCGGGCGCACGGTTTGATCTTCCCATTTGTCGATGGCATACTGACTGGCAACAGCGCTGATAATCTGTTCCGGCGAATCCCAGTGCGAAATCGATCGAACATTGCGCGTGCGGTCTTCCAGAGCATCCCAGTCGATCAATCCGGCGAGTCGAGCGTCATTCACAATCGATCCGACACGCTTATACTCGCTCTGCTTATTGGCGATTACGTCGCGGCTCACAAGCTGGTAATAAAGCTGCCGGAGAGTCAGAATGTAGCCCGCTGCCGTGTACTCGCCGATGATCGCGTTACAGGTCTCCACAAGCGCCAAAGAGTCGCCACGCAATTTAATATCCTGATACCTAATTCGAGGCATCACTCCTCACTTTCTCGCGCCGCGCCAGCTCGCGCAGGGCACGCTCTACTACGTCTTTGGCAGATCACGCTTGCACGCCGGGCAGATCGTCGCAACCTTCTTGCGCGGATACCACTCATGCGTGCAGAATGGGCATTTGCGGGGCTTGAGAACGGGTAGCGCCGTCATGCGGGCCTCGTTGTTGGCGTGAGCGTAGAGAGAGAAACGCAAGTCTGACCCCGGTCAAGAGCGACCACAGCCATGCCCCTGAGTTGTCCGGCGCACATTTCACGAATGCAACCGACGAATCCGTTGCAAATCACCCAAGTCCCTACTTTGTAGCCGCGCTGGCTATCAAACTCTTCAAAGTCAACCACTGTTTTCATCGCACTTCCCTCCAACACAATCCACCTTATACGTACTAAGTAAATCTGTCAAGAGAATTCTGATTTATTTTCAGAGAGCCGCAAAAGACAATTAGCATTGTGCTGGTCATCACCCGAACCACTACAGATTGTGGTATTGACAAGCGCCTTAGAATAAAACCTACGAGCGATGGTTCAAAGCAAACTCAAACCGCAACCAGTTCGGCCGCACGCTTCCATTCCAATCACCAAATGCCCACCAAACGCGCACGGGCCGAAATGGAAAGCAGTTGCCTCCATGAAGACGTTCCGCGAGCTTCAGTCATTGCGAGTATCTGATTTCAGGCCCAAGACTTGACAAGGTGTGGCATAATTATCTCGGTGTGTGTTTCACGATTCGCGGGCGTAGTTGATACCTGCGTCCGCGTTCTCTCTATGACGAGCCATGAAAACCAACACGACCCAGCCCGTCCAGATTCACACGCTGCTCCGCGTCCAGACCCGCAAGCAGCCGCAAGCGATCCCTGTCTTCCAGGAGCATCTGGGGCGGTGGGTGAGAGCGGCGTAGAGCCTTCGATTTACGAGCTTATGGAAGTCGGCCAATTGTTTCCAACCTTCGACGCAGGCGGAAATATCAACGGTGTGGTCCGAATCGTGTCAAAGGACTATACGAACGACGAAAAACTGCGCTTTGTGCTCAGGAGCGCCTGATGCCAGCCGGTCGTCCGACTGATTATCGGCCTGAATACATAGAGCGCGCTAAAGAAATGTGCATTAGCGGCGCTACAGACGCAGAACTTGCTGAAGAATTTGATGTTAGCGTTACGACTCTCTATAATTGGCGAGCTAAATACCCGGAATTTCTGCAAGCCTTAAAGATTCCCAAAGAGATTGCAGATAATCGAGTTGAGCGTTCTCTATTTGAGCGAGCTACCGGCTACACGCGTGAATCAGTCAAAATATTCTGCAGTAAAGACGGTGCGATTACTCAAGTGCCATTTCTTGAGCACGTTCCTCCCGATCCAACATCTATGATCTTCTGGCTGAAGAATCGCAAGCCGGATCAATGGCGCGAGAAGTCAGAGCTCGAAGTAACCGGCAATCTAGCCGAAACCATCGCCGAGGCGCGCAAACGTGCCCGCACTCCTGACTGAGACCGACCTTCGTTCTGACATTGCTTCTTACTCGCGCGATCCGCTCGGCTTCGTGCGCTACGCCTATCCGTGGGGCAAGCCTGGAACATCGCTTGAGGATTCAGAAGGCCCGCACATCTGGCAAGCTGACATGCTCACGGCGATTGGTGAGCATTTAGAGTCTGCGGAATGGGCCACACCGCTTCAGATTGCCGTCGCTTCTGGTCACGGTATCGGTAAGTCAGCAAACATCGGTCAGATCGTCAATTGGGCGATGAGCACGTGTGATGATTGCCGCGTTATCGTGACAGCCAACACTGGCGATCAGCTCAGAACCAAGACGATTCCAGAGGTCAGCAAATGGTTTCGCTTAGCTGCTAATTCTCACTGGTTCGATGTCGGAACGGAAACAATCAAGATACTCGATAAGCGCCACACGAAGAACTGGCGTTGCGATTTCCTGACCTGGAGCTTGGAGCGTCCCGAATCATTTGCCGGCCTGCACAACCGCGGCAAGCGTATCGTCGTCATCTTCGATGAATCTAGCTCTATTCCGCCTGAAATCTGGGAAGTTGTTGAGGGAGCTTTAACCGACGAAGATACCGAGATCATCTTCATTGCTTACGGCAATCCAACACAGAACACAGGCCGGTTCCGTGAGTGTTTCGGCAAAAACAAGCACCGTTGGCTGACCAGGCAGATTGATTCACGCAACGTCGAGGGAACCAACAAAGAGCAGATAGCCAAATGGATCTCGGATTACGGGGAAGACTCTGACTTTGTGCGTGTTAGAGTCAGGGGCGAGTTTCCGCGTGCTGGAAGTGCTCAGTTCATTGCATCCAATGTTGTGGCTGAGGCCCGCAAGCGCAACGTAGGCGATCAAGACAAGGCTTACAAGATACTGAGTTGCGATGTAGCGCGATTTGGTAATAACCAGACTGTCATCGGCTGGCGGCAAGGGCTCAGAGCCAAGATCACCGACAAGATGCGCGGCAAGGACACGATAGAGACCGGCAAACAGGTCATCATGCGCATCATCCTCGAGCGGCCAAGGTCTGTGGTCATTGACGGTGATGGCATCGGCGGCGGGGTTGTGGACTACGTTCGAGCTTATCTGCCTGAAGCGTGGAAAGCGGCTGGGCTAGAATGCTTTACGGATCGTAATCACATCATCCAGTTACCGAAATGGTTCCACTTGGAGGAGTTTCACGGCGGGACAGGCGCAAGTGACTCGTTCATGTACTTCAACCGCAGGGCTGAGGTTTGGGGAAAGATGCGGGACTGGCTGTGTACGGGTGAGATACCGGACGATCCGGAGTTAGCTGACGAACTGACCAGCCCTGAATATTACCACTCAAACAAGAACCAGATTCAGCTCGAGAAGAAAGAGGACATGGAGGCTCGAGGACTGTCTTCTCCCGACAACGGTGATATGCTGGCGATGACGTTCGGCGTGACGCCTGCGGCTAAGACGCGCGATGAGGCGTTGATCGAGGAAATCGCGGCGACTACGGACCCGATTGAGCGGCATTTCAAGCGACTGAGAGAGACGGAACGGCGCGAGAAGGCAAAACAACCCTTGCAATATTGGGAATAGGGTTTATCATGTGTGCGATGACCTTCCGTGACCGAGTTCGCAAATGGCTCAAGCTGGATGACCTGGCTACCACGGCCCAAGTGCAAGCCTCTGAACTTCGTCACAAGCAGCGTTCTAAAGCGTCCCATAACGCCCAGATGGGTATGCTGAATCGCATCGAGCAGAGGCTTATTAACGAGCACATCGGCGGGCAGCCGCGGCAGAATGGGCAATCCTATTCAATCCCTGTTCTCGATTGGGACACGGTGCAGCAGATAGCCTTACATGATCTTGAGACGAATCCGCAAAAGGAGCAATAATGGCATTTAACTACCCGATTGGCAGTCAAGGCAAGCCCGAAAAGAAGCCCATGGCGAAGCAACCCAGCCCCGCCGTAGCCGAAGAGGAACCGCAGGGCGAAGAGGGCACGGATTCGCAAGACCCGCACGAAGTAGTTGCGGAGCACGGCCCAGCTACTGATGTGCATGTGCATCACGAGCACGCCACCGGGCAGCATACGGTCGAATCTGACCATGAAGACGGTCACAAGCACAAGTCTGAGCATGGAAGTTCCGGGGAAGCGCATCAGCACGCGACTTGTCTCGGCGGCGAGTGCTCTTGCGGAGCAATGTAAACGAGGTAATCCATGGACTTTAAGATGAAGGGTGAGGGCGTGGACATTGGTGCCACGCTTCAGGAGATAGACCGGCGACTGCTCGCCATCGAACAGAAACTCTGGCCTCCTCCGGCTGACGGATCGGGTACAGAGCGTTACGATCACTGGACGCAGCATTCAGACGGCAAGGACTATCCTGGCTCTTACGGCGTGGGGCCATTGAAACCGTTCGCTGTGACGGACGCAGAACGCACGCGGGCCAACTGGACGCCTGATCCTCCCAAGAAGGCTTGATGGAAGGCGTGACACACAAACTTGAACACGAATTAGTGCGGCTGATTAAGCACGTTCTGCGGCTGCTCGAATCTCCACACGGAACCGCGTATCAAACAGGAGTTTTTATGGCAATCGGCAGCATCGCACCGGGTACAACCGGACAATTCGCGGGCGTAATCCAGTTTCCTTCTGGTGTTACTGCGCCCACTGGCTACAATCCAACACTGACATGGAGCTCGTCTGATGATTCGATCACATTCGCTCCCGCAACCACTGACGCGACCAATGGCGCAGTGCCTCTCGCCAATCAGGTTGTCGCTTCGGTTCCGAGCAGTGACACATCTACCTCAGCGCAGGTAGCGTTCAGTTTCCTCGGCACAGATGGCGAAACGGTTATCAACTCGAACGCCGTGTCATTTTCCATTCCACAAGCGCCTCCTCCGCCTCCATCGGAACCAACAGGAGTCGCTTCGCAGGTGGCCTGATGCCGTACCGCTCAGAAGCTCAAGCTGGGTACTTTCACACACACAAAGCCCAGCTTGAGCGTCAGGGCGTCGATGTGGACGAATGGGACGCTGCGACGAAAGGACGGCACCTGCCGAAGCGTGCTATGCACACAAAGACTGTGAATCTAGGCAGCAAGGGCAGTTTCAAAGAGAAACCCGGCGCCCTGCACGCGATGTTGCATGTGCCGCAAGGCGAGAAGATACCGGCCAGCGATCTCAAGTCCAAACCCGGCGATTCGCCATTGCTAAGACGGCGCAAGGCGTCAGCCAAAGGGTTCAAGGCGATGCATCATGGGGGTTGAGTGAGCAAGATCCACCTTAAATCAGAAAATCCCCGCCATTTCCTATCGGACTCCAGCGGCGATCTGTACGAGGTAAGTAAGGAAATTGCAGATCAGTACGCCAAATTCTGTCCTCGTACGACGGCAACCGTTGACCGCGTGGACGTGGAGAACAAAACGATCTGGTTCACTAATCCGCTACCCAAGGAAGTGAAGGCGGATGCCTGAAACCACGCTGAACCCTCCTATGAACGACGACGAAGAGGCTGAGCCCACCGGCCCGCGTCTCACTCCTCTTCAATTCCCGCAAGGCTATACCCCTGGACGCATTACGCCCTGGATGTGTTCACCTGAACCTATCTACGGTCCTGAAGAGTTGGGCGACTACATCTCCGCCATCGAAACCATGACGGAGAATGTGAACAAGTGCGATGCGGCGGCGCGTATTTGGGAAGTGCTGCAGGCGTGGGAAATGAGGTTATTTAGGCGCAATTATCAGTTCTTGAATGTGGGCTGGAAGGGCTGGGGAATGTTTGGGGGTTCATCAGGTTCAAGCGGCGCTCAATCCGTGATGGCTGCCGGGAACGCCATGAAGCTGTTCTCATGCAACGTATTCGGCACGCGGCACAAAAAGATTACAGCTTTACTGTCGCGCGAGGTTCCCGGTACTACCGTGGTTCCTGTCGATGATGAAGACCCGATGGATCAGGCCGCGCAGGAAGAGGCTGAGAAGTTTCTGAAAGTGTTTCTGCATCAGGCCAATTTGAAGCATACCGTTACGCGCTCGGCAGGTCTGATGTGTACGGATGGACGCGTTGGGCTGTTGCTGTACACCGTGGCCGATCAGACACGCTGGGGCACGGAGATGCCGAATCGCAAGGAGGCTGTTTATGGAGAACCGGAAGCAAGTGGAGTTTCGCCCGAAACTGAGCTTGACGATGGGCAAGGAGGCGAAGGACAAGAGCCCGAAGGCGCTCTATCGGGCCAATCAAACAGTCTTTCGCTGGATGATGAATCAATGGGGTCCGATTCCGGTGAGCAACCCGCAAGACGCGAAGTAGCCTTTGTCGGCGGCAAGCTGGAGTGGAAAGTCCCTCTCATGGCCGACGAAGAGGACGAGATGGGTTGGTGCCGCTATCAGCATGAGGTCTCGGTCAACAAACTCAAAGCGCAGTATCCTTGGATCAGGGATAAGATCGCCGCAGGCGGGAATGTCGGTGGAATGGACCAGATCGACCGATTGGCTCGTATCAACGTCCGGCTGGCTGTGCAGGCTTCGTCAAGCTCTGGTGAGGCGTACAAGAACGATTCGACGGAGACCGTGACGTTTTACCGCCCCAGTGAGTTTGAGGGCATTGAGGACGATGACATTCGTGCTCTATTCGAGCAGACCTTCCCAGATGGATTGGAAGTTTGGCACGCAGGTGGTAATTTCGCATTCTGCCGCAACGCAAGAATGTCGAAGCATGTGAAGTTCATTCATCCAGGACCTGGTGATGGGCAGAATCGGGAAGCATTGCTGACGAATTACCTGCCACTACAGAAAGTCCTGAACGCGAATATCTCGCTGATTGACCGCATTCACAGGAATGCCATCGGACGCCGTTTCGTCGCGGAACCCTACATCGACAGCCAATTGATGAATGGTCAGTCCAATGATCCGGCCAAAGCCACTGCAATTGCCTTTGACACTTTACCACCCGGCACGAAGATCAGTGACCTAACTGGCGTCGAGAACGTCCCGCAGCCCAATGATGCTATTTTCCAATTTGTGCAATGGCTGATTCAGGGCGGTCCCGAAGCGATGGACGGCGGATCACCGGCAGCTTTCGGGGAGTCGGACGACTCGCAGGATCAAGGTGTATTCAAAACCACGAGATTGAAGAGAGATCAGGCATTACAGGTGTTTTCTCTGCCTTGGGGAGCCCTTTGTGAGGGTGTTTGCGCGATTTCGCAGATGGCTGTTGAATCTGCGGCTGAAAACCGTATTGCGGACTTCTCTGCATCACTGCCGGGAGAGAAAAAGCTGAAAATTGAGTTGTCTAAGCTACAGGGAAACGTATTGGTGCAGCCAGAATCCCTCGAAATCCCGCAAACGATGGCCGAGCAAGAAGAAGAGATGACGGAGTTGCTGAAGGACAGCGCGAACGTCGCTCTTTATCAGCAGATCATGCTCGACCCGCGCAATTTAGCTGTTTTTTCGCGGTTCCCGTCGCTCAAAGAGTTGAATATCCCCAACGCCGATCAGGTTGAAGCGCAACAGGGCGAATTTGAGATTTTGATGCGGTCTGGGCCGATCCCGAATCCGCAATTAGCGCCCCTGCAGCAGCAATTACAGGCGATTTTGAGCCAGATCAAAGAAGGCGAAACGCATCCCGAAGCACAGACGCCAGAAGGCCAGCAGGCGATGCAGGCATTGCAGCAGCAGGCCCAGCAGCTCGCACAACAGGCTCAACAGATGCCGCCGCTCATCTCGACTGTGCAACCGTCGCAGGACAACAGCGAGAATCACATGATCCACGCGGCGATTACGCTGGGGATGCTGACGAGCCCGACAGGACGCAAACTGAAGCACGGCGATGAGGATCAGCAGCAGATTTGGCAGAATTTAAAGTTGCACTGGCAGGAGCACATGGCGATGCTCAAGCAGTTGCAGCCGCCGAAGGAAATGGAGTTCAAGGGCTCAGTGAGCATCGACCCGAGCAAGTTCCCACCCGAGGCGCAGACGGAGATGTTTCAGGCGATGGGCCTGCAGGTGCCGCCGTACGCACTGCAACCGCAGGAACAAACACACGAAATCCGGCAGACCAAAGAAGGCGTGGATGCTCAAGGCGTACCCGTGAAACAGGAAGTCTCTGTCGTGGGCAAACCTTTGAACTGATTTAACTTGTAGGAGACAATTCTTGGAAAAGCCTATACCGAATGCCCATCTCCACGGATATGAGCCACCTGTTGGAGCACCGTACCCAGTTGGCGGAAATCGAACGCTGTTTCTCGTCGGTATCGAATTTCTGACGCAGGAAGAATGCGATGCCTTCATTGAAGCGATGAAAGATGAAGAGGAACAGCCTATGCAAACCATGTTCGCAGGAAGGCCGCTCAAGATTACAACCGAGGTTGATCTGGGATTCCTGCATGTTCATCCCGAAACACTACACGTTTGGGGAATGCTGCCAACTGGCGTGCGTACAGTAGACGGTAAATATGTAATCTTGAAGGATCACAGCTAGGAGACAGAGACATGGAAATTTCATTTTGGGTAGCTTTACCGCATTTCACAATCGAAAATCCAGATCAAATAACGACTGGTTTAGTCGTTGCGGTATCACTGGCCCTAGTTTGGGCGGTACTTGGGACGATATTTTCAAAGGAGACATGAGGCATGGCAGACGGATCATTAGTACTCGAACCATTGGAGACAGACGTAGACGGTGGCCAGCAAGACGGCGGGGATGGTGAGCAATCCACTGATTCTCAAGGGCTGGCTGGCAGCCAGCAGCAACATCAGGACGACCCCTATTCCTCTAAAGCCAGCCGCGAGTATTCCGCGTGGCTCAAGTCCTTGCGTGATTCTGGCGACCCGGTAGCGGCCAAGTTTGCGCGTCTCGCCAAGGATAATCACGGCGCGCAGTTTGCCCTGCGTCAGCTCGATCCCAAGGGCATTGACGGCGTGCGCGAGCGGTATGCGTTGATGGATTCGGTGATTCACACCGATCCGGAACGCGGAGAGCTGCACGGTGCGGAAGCAATCGCAGCCATGCAGGATGCCGTGCGCGAATACGCCGAGATTGATGAATTACTGGCGCAGGGTGATCCGAAAGCGCTTGAATCGCTGGGTGACGACTTCAATGCAGGGCTGGCGAAGCTCGCGCCCACGATCCTTGACCGCATCAAGGGCTCCGATCCTGAAGGTTATGCCGCCGCAGTCCTTCCTCACTTCGTCGATGCGCTCTCTAAGTCCGAACTCGTCTCGAATTTCAACGCCATGGTGGACGTACTTGAGGAAAAACCCCCGTCGTGGCTTACGGAGCAGCAAAAGACTGCATGGGCAGCCGATCAGCAGCGCAAAGTCGTTCAGTTGGCCGCTGGAATGGGAACCTGGCTCAATGCGCAGGCGCGCAAAGCTCAAGAACTGCCAAAACCGGGCGAACCGGGTAAGCAGAACGGCACCGGTAAGCAATTCCCCAATGAAGAGCAAACCTGGCGCAAAGAACAGCAGGAGTCGCATTGGAATACCAATATCACGCCGAAACTGGACGCACACGCTGCGGCGCGGTTCAATGAGCTATTCCGGCCCTACGCCACGCGGTTGAAACTCGATCCCCCGACTGCCAAAGCGCTCATGGGCGAGTTCTCGAAGCGGGTTGCGGGACAAGCCGCGAAGGACAAGGCGTACATCGGTCAGATCGGGCGTTATCGGGCGATGCGAAATCCTGATCCCGCCACGGTAGTCAATTACGCCAAAGTGAACTTCGATAAGCACGCGAAGTCAGTCATGGAAGCGCTGGTCAATGAGCGCTACAAGCCCTTCCTGAACGCGAAGGCGCGTCCGGCTGCTCCTACCAACGGAAACGGCGCACCGCCGGTCCGTGGCGTGCAGGATGTGTCCACGAAGCCAGCAGATGGAACCTATGATCCTCGCGCTCGGAGTCTGGATGAGATTCACGCGAAGATTTTCCATTTGAATAACGGAAAGACTGTGCGATGGGTGAGGGGTTGACAATAGGGTTTATGATGGTTGGTAGCAAATAAAGGTTCGTGTCCCGGAGTCCCAGGCCCGGTCCAATAAGGGGTTAGCCCGCGAATCCTTATCAATGAGACACACAGCAGGAGTGCGCAACGCACTGCCTGACTTCATTGAATGAGGGATTCCCATGCCGTTAGCCACAGAACTAGCAGTAGAAGCCATTGAGCTTGAGGCGTTCGTTGAGGAGATTCCCGATCTCCAGGCGCACTTCGATAAGCTCCAGACGCGCCTTGAAAAAGGCGGCAAAAAGATTCAGTGCAGCTTCAGTACCAACCGTGGTGGCGTGCAACGCGCTCCATTCTGGGCTGGCACTCGCGTGCAGGGCGGCGCTGGCATCCAGCAATTCGGCCTCGGCACATCAGCACCTATCGGCGGCGATACTTCCGCCGCGCCCTACGTTCCCGCATGGGGCCGTGGCACCGGTTCTCAGTTCGTTTCGATGTGCGCCTCGCCGGTCCGCTTCGTCAATGTCTGCGAAATCTCCAACCTCAGCCAGTACGCCACAGACGGCAAGGAACGGGGTCTGGTCAAGTTCTCCCGCGAGGAGATGGACAAATCTCTCCTGGCGTTCGACAACGGCGTTGAGGGCATCCTGAACCGCGACGGTTCAGGAACCATCGACCAAATTCCGCTTTCCGCGACCATCACCACAGGCGGATCGGGTGCACAGACCTCCATCATTGCCGGAATCAACACCGCTGCTTCGTTCGTCGATCAGCAGCAGGTGCAGTTCCTCTCTGGCGTCGGTGGGACGCTGCGGGGCGGCGCTGGTGCTACCGCAACCATCAGCTACGTCGATCCGGTCACCCAAACGTTGTTCTTCTCGACGGCGCTTCCCTCTGGAACCGCTTTGGGCGACATTATCGTTGTCCAAGGTGCCACTGGAGCAGCGGGTTCAAGCGTCTACGGCAAGGATTACTGGATTCAGAACGGCAACGTCGGCACTTTCGGCGGCGTGAACATCGCCACTTACCCAAGCCGTTTCTCGAGCCCGACCATCAACTTCGGCGGGTCTGGAACTATCGTCAACTCGACCGCGCAGCGCGTGCAGTCCATTCGTATGCGGGCGATGGGCGATGATTTCGACAAGAACGAGAAATGCTTCTGGTACGCCAATCCACAGCAGGGTGTTTCTTTGGCCGGAAATTACTACAACCCCGGCTACACCCGTCTTGACGAAGGCGGCAACGAGAAGGTGCCTGACGTAGCCAAAAAGCACATGCAGGATACCTGGGCCGGCGATGAGATCGTGTGGAGCTCTACTGCCGAGCCTTCCCGCATGGACCGCATCGTGCCGGATGCCTTCACGTTCGGCGAATTGTTCCCCACGCGACTGCATGAGTGGACGCCGGGTAACCCGATTGCTGCAGTGCCGACAAACGACGGAAGCGGCGCAAGTAACGCAATCGGAACGACTTACTACGATTCTCAACAATTTGCATATGAACGGGCCTTCAATATTCTCTGTCCGGAAATGCGTCAACAGTTTTTTATTCAAGGACTTCCGGTTCCTGCTGATAGCTAGAAATGTTTCAACAAATGTGTTAATATGAGGCTATCTCGAAAGGGGTAGCCTCATGGAAACAAAGAAATGTCCTGATTGCGGAAAGGAAAAGCCGCTTGATCGTTTCGGAGCTTACAACCCGTACTACTGCAAAGATTGCCTCAATGAACGGCAAAAGGACTATCAGCGAAAGAAACGTCAAGAGCATCTGGCTGCAAATCCTCCTACCGTTAGGACGAGCAAGCCTTGCACGATGTGCGGAATCGATAAGCCGTTGGAGCAATTCAACTTCGTCAACAAAGAACGAAATAGGCGCTCTTCATACTGCAAGCCCTGTCAGGGACAACGCGCCTACGATGATTTCAAGCGGCGCGGCGATCCTAATCGTGAAAGACTCAAATATCGCTGCAATAAATTCGGCACGACTGTCCAGTGGTACGATGGCGCACTCAAGGAGCAGGACGGGAAATGTGCAATCTGCCAACGTCCTGAGACTCATGCTGTGCTTAAGGGCGGAAAGGTACGCAGATTGGCTATCGACCATTGCCACAAAACCGGGCAGGTTTGTGGGCTTCTCTGCTTTCGCTGCAATACCTCAATTCGGCAGATCGAACTCAATGGTTCCGGCTGGGCAGAGCGAGCGGTTGCTTACCTTTCTAGACACGGACGCCTATAACCTCCCACCGCGGGGCGGCGCGTAATCCGCCCGGCATTTTGGAGACATGAGACATGCAAGAGACATTCCCACGCAAGCCGTTGCTAGACCGGATCATCGTGCGGGAAATACCCATTGCTGAGTATTACGAGCAGCCGAAAGAGGGCGACGTAGGTTACGTCCCTCTGGATGGCAGCGAAGTAGGTGCAGCGGCCTTCAAAGAGAAATCTGATCGCGGCGTCGTGGTTGCCGTGAGCGACAAGGTGGATGATGTTCACGTTGGCGATACAGTTTTCTTTGACGAGTTCGCGCTCTGTGATCCCGTGTTCCTGAACCCGGCGCACAAGAACCGCAGCGATTTGCCGAAATACTGGCAGATGCGGGTAGCGGATTTGAAGGGCGTACAGGTTCCATCTACATCGCAGGTGAATGAAATCGAGTGCGCGTGTTGCGGGGACAAGATTCTAGCGCAGCATCAGTGCTTTGCGGTGACATCCCGTGTGTGAATGCCCTCCATGGTTCCAGGACGCACTGACCCGCATTGGCGGCACGAACCATTACGGCGAGTCCATCTTTAAGATCGTCTGGTCCACCGAACCGCAAATGACCATCGGCGGACGGTGGAAGGATGGTTTTGAAGGCTACAAGCGCGCGCCTTTGATCCCTGGTGAGCCGTGCTGGGCTTTACTGGTCTGGGAGCCTGCTGAGGTAGCAGGAGGGTCTTACGAATCGTGGCAGCGTGATTTCTGCGATGAGGAGACTGGTTTACTGCAGGTGGGCGGCTATCCCAAGTACGGAGCTTACCGCGTTCTGCAGAAGTTTCTGCATCGGGAGATTGAGCAGCAGGCGAAGGAAATTCAGCATTTCTCTTGGATTAAGGATAAAGAGAGAAATGTAATGGTTCCTTTCATTGAAAGAGAATTTTTGCAGGCCCAGAAGTTGAGAAGTTACCGCATGGAGCCGTGCGGATTCATGCTCGACGTAATGCTTCCTATGTTGATGGCGTGGCGTAGATTGTCGAACGCGCAAAAGACTGCAGCATTAAAGCAGCAGGAGCAAGAACGCAAGGATGCACACAGCAAGCGCGCGAAGGACGCAAGAGACGGTACCCGACTCAGCAGAACTTCACGGAGTTCTAGGCTCGTGCAGAACCGGGTTGAAGTAATCGAACGGGGTATGAGACAGGCAATGGCCGCGGCCTCACAATGGGGTCTCGGAATCAGACTGGAGACATAAAATGGCAAGTTTCAGCAATTTGGGGTTTGACGACCCAAAGACAAGAGCCGCCATGCGCGGCGCAAACCAAGAGAACTTCAACACATTCTTTTCCAGCCACGCCATGCGTGAACCGAAGAGGATGATTTACATTCACACCGTCGCGCGAAAAAGCACGATCACGACCAGAATCCTTTTCCCTCGTCTGTATCTGCGTGGTTGCGAGAGCGGCGAGCGGTATGTGACCTGCTGCTCGGTTCCAGATCCCATTACGCAGGGTCGTCCGGATCAGGAGAATGGTGGGGTTCGTCTTGATGAGCACGATGGTTGGCGGGCTGTGATTGATCTTCTGAATCCCCGCAACTTCAGCCGCGATCCGTTTCTCGGTTCCAAGAACCCAGACTTTTTTGCTAACCGAGCTGGCACGAATCTTATCGCAGAGGGTTTTTGGCCATCCCTGCATGAGAAGCCGCCAGAGGATGAAATCAAGGTTGCCGAGCGAAATCGCGATGCGCATTACCGCTGGCTGACCAAGGAAGCGACTCGCCTTGCTGCTGTTTCGACCAAAGACCTCAATGAATTCTTACAGACCTATCCCGATACGCATATCGCGATGGATGGTCTCGGACTTTCGGCGACCTGGCACACCCTGAATGTGGTCCGTCAGAGCTGCCCGAATTGCGGTGATGAAATCAAGGCGAACGTAGCTTTTCATCGTTCGAGTGTCACGGAAAAACTCTGCGTGATTAACCCCAAGGAAGCCTATAAAGCGAAGGCGATCACGAAAGAGGAATACGAGGAATTAACGGGCTTGGACGAGAACGACAGCGTTCAGGTAAAGCGTGGTCCTGGCAGACCACCGAAGAATCAATAGTCTTTGAGGGGCGCAGGCTGCGGGGCTTTTGGTCCAATGTCTCGCTGAGGGTTTTCGCAGCCTCCCTCAAAGTAAGGAGCAGTGATGCAGGCAGCAGTCGGCGGGAATGTCAGATATGCCAACCTTCAGAGTATCGCTGACCTCTTTCGCTTCTACATCAACGACACGGCCAACAATACCGGTGGTTCCGGTACGGGAACAGGAAATCAGGCTGGACTGATCATGCCTAATTCCAATCCTGACTTGACCGTTTTGATGGACGCCGCGATTTACGAAGTGTTCTCCGATCTCCGTAACGTTGGCGATCCAGAGCTGATCCTCGATAACTACATCCTGACCGGAATCCCCGCGCTGACGATTCAAGACCCGACTGTGCAGGTTTCGCTATCTTATGCGGGATTCTTCAACGGCTACACGTGGTCGAATGCGTGGAAACTGCCTATCGGTCTTACGCGCATGATTGCGATGTGGGAACGTCAATCGGGAACGATGAATAGTTTTCAGCCCATGGTCAATCCTCCAGCGGGGATCGGCGGGGGATATCAAGGAAACTACATGGGCTCCTGGGAAATGAGACAGGGACAAATCTGGATGCCTGGGGCGATGCAGCTTGTCGATTTGCGGATGCGTTGCCGGATTGGGTGGCCTGCGCCGATCTGGTCGAATAATTTGGATTTTACGACGACATACGTTCCGATTCTCGATTGCGGTAACGCTGTGGCGGCGAAAATGCGGTTGCTATATTCGACGAGATTTGCACCTGAGCAATACCCTCTCGCGATCCAAGAGGAAAAGCGTTTGATGGACAAGCTAAAACTCGAAACTGTTCGTGCGATGCAGGCACAGGAAAACATGCGTCAACCATTCGGCGATGAAGCCACTGCCGACTTTAACATCGCTTGGAGTTGGATGTGAAATTAATTTTCTGGGCTGGTAGATGGTTTGAATCTCTCTTTCCACAAGGGAAATTTACACGAATGATTTATCGAACGACAAATCGAATAGTAGGAATACCACAGTAGGGCGAGGAGCCTGAATAACCTTAACTGTTTCCGAGGAGGAAACCATGGCCGGTAATGGAATCGTACTTTTGCAAGTTTCAGAATTTACCCTTGCGGGCATAGATAACACGCGCCGCAAGATAATCGTCGAAGGTCAGGCCATCGTGGCCGAGGCTGTCAACTCACTCGCTACTCTGACCATCGTTGCTGGTGGCAGCGGGTGGGTCGCTAATGACCTTTTCACGCTTCCAGGTGGTACGGGGGGCGTTGGCAAGGTCGCCACGGTGACTGGCAGTGCGGCGGCTACCGTCTCAATTTCATCTGCTGGCTACGGCTATACCGCGGCCACGGGCGCAGCGGCAACGGCTGTGCTTCCCTCTTCCGGGACTGGTCTAACCATTACGACCACCGTCACGGCGGGCGCGGCTCCCATCCTCATCACTGGCTGGAAGATTGTCTCGAATGTTCTGACGTTCACCGCGGCCAATTCACTGACCACGGGGGGTGGACAGGCAATCACCGTGACCGGATTTACAGGTGCAATGTTCTATTTGAACGGAACCTACACCACTTCATCGGCCACGGCGACCACGATTGTCGTTCCACTGACTGCACCGAATGCTTCAGGGACGCAATATGCTCTGGCGGTCCTCCAGCCAAACTACACAACTGGCGGTCTACCGATCAGCTACAACTTTATCGGCGTGAACGGGACATCAAGACCTATCGCTGGGATTGGGCCGCTCTCGACACCGAATCCGATCCAGTTCACCACAATGGCGGGGTCGGCGTTCAATTACGGCGTGAATGTCACAGGGACACCGAACTTGATGAAGATTTCAAGCGGTGTCACTGAGGTATCGAACGGCGCGGCTGTGACTGCGGACACTATTCGGTTCCGGGCAGAGTTTGCAAATCAAGGATTCTGATGCACGGAACCTCGGCAGGCGCGCCCGTTGTCTTGAGTGGACTGGGAGGCTTGGTCACTTTAGCCAAGCCCGAATCCGTTCCAGAGGGCGCGTCTCCGCGTACTTACGATGGTGATTATGATGTAGGTGGCTGGAAGACGCGCGCTGGTCTTACGAATGTCTACAACACTGTCGATGCCACGATTGGGCCAAATGCGCCCACGTCAGCCAGTAGTTCCACGTGGAACAATCCGAGCAATATTCTGACCGCTCCAGGGTCTTATGCTTCATTCTCTCCGGTCAGTGCGATCAATTCGCTCATCATCAGCAATTTCGTATTCGATATTCCCACATCGGACAGCATTGCAGGGCTTTTGCTCTCGCTAAATGCTTACACAAATTCTCAGGCCAGCATCAGCGCACAACTGATGATCGGCGGCGTGCTAGTCGGGGTTCCGCGCGTCGTGGCGCTTCCGAGTTCTCCTGGGAGTATCACTTTGGGCTCGCTCACCGACTTGTGGGGCGCTTTCCCAACTCCTGCGAACCTCAATAGCCTGACCTTTGCCATTCAGATTTCAGCTGTAGACGTGGGTTTTGATCTGGCTACAGTTTTTGCCGCAGGGGCTACTCTCTCCGTCGCGGTGAGCACGGGAACGTCCAATTTCCAGTTCATTACGCCGTTTACCGCACAGAATGGCGATGTGAAGAACCTGCTTTTGGACGCCGATGGAAATTTTTGGGTTGAGGACGTAACGAACAATCCCGGCGTTTTGACTTTAGCAACCAGCGGCATCACGCCGGGGAGCTATCAGGTTGGGGTGAATGGACCTGATGTTGAATATCTGGCCTGCACGAACCTTTCGACAGGTTCAGATATGTCTCTGCAGTACACCCCAAAGTGGATTGACCGAATTACCCAAGTGGGACCGGGGGCCTCGCCGAACTTCACTCCCTTACAGGCAAGCACGGATACCTACGCCATTTCGACCATCACCCAACCCCCCGCGGTCACGGATGAATATGGGAACGCTTTTTATGGGGGAGTCTATTTCCTGCAATCTGCCGGGCCGGGGTCTACAACACCGGGAAACATCATCACGGTCTATTACGGGGATTCCGTTGCTGGAGGAACGGGGGCGCAGAATGCCGATCTCGTAGCAGCTTTTAATTCCGGTTATCCGGTGTACATCTACCTAACAGTAAGCGGAATTCCTGCGCCTTTCGGTCCTTTGACTGTTCAAGTGACGGCTGTGGGCGAAGCAAGTCCCCCAGGGCAGCCGCGGCAGTTCTATTACTTCACGTTCGTTACGACCTCAATTGCCTACACCTTCTACGCTGGGAGTGGTCACCCAAGCTATGAGGCGGCGTGGCAAAGGACTCTGGCGACCATGACGACCTCGGTTGCCGTGCCTGGGCTGACTGTCGGCAACGTCATCACGACAACCGGCGTATCTCCGAGCTCGTGGAATAACGTTTGGACGATCTCCCAGGCTCTCAATTCTTCCGCCATGGTCATCACAGAGACGGCAGTGACGAGCGGCGTGGCGACCTATACCTACGCTCTCACGGGAGGTTCTATGGCGGCTCCCGTAGCCGGGCAGCTCGTGACCATTACTGGGACGGACAATGCCAACGGAGCCTTAAATCTCGCCAATGCCACGATTGCGACGGCGACTGGTGGGAGCTCGGGAAGTTTTACCGTCGATGTGTCTCTTACGAGCAACTATTCAACGGTAGCGGAAGATGGTCAGGCGACTACCGCAGGAACGGAGTTTGATTTCGATCCCGGGGTCAATACCCTAGGAACCAGCACGAATCCGATCTATGGCAATGGAGCCGGGGGCACTCTGACTTTTGGTGGTCCAGCGGGTCAGTTTATCGCCACCGGCACCAAGCAGGGCGTCGTTTTCTTCATTACTCGAAACGGCTACTATACCTGCCCCAGCCCACCCGTCACTTTTACAATTCCATCGAACACGACAGCGATTCAGGCTACTCAAATCCCCATTGGACCGCCGAACGTGATTGCTCGAGGGATCGCTTTCACGGAGTCCGGCCAGAACGGAACACCAGGCGGCAATTTCTTCACGTATGATACCCCTGTTAATTACATAGTTAATGACATAACATATACCGCAACGTCCTTGACTATTAACGACAATGTGACGACCTCAGCGCAATTCTTCTTTACCGATTTCGTTTTAACTTCTGCGGAAGATATTGAGGACTATGGATATAACTTGTTCAATCAGATTGAGATAGGTGATCCGGGATGGATTGCGGCTTATGACTCCAGGAACTTCTACGGCCAGTGCTGGAATAAAATTCAGAACTTTGTAAATTTGAGCTTCGATGGAGGGTATTTACCGGCTACTCGTCTTGCTCCTCTGGGCTGGACACAGCCTGATGCTTTCGGTTCTCTCGTCGTGAGTCCTAAATTCGGGGATGCCTACTACGTCGCAAACAACGGGCTGAAACTGGCTATCACCGCAACGGCCATGACCAGCGGCACAGCTACCTACACCTACGCCGGGACCAACAATCCATCTGCGGGCGATCCGGTGACGGTCACTGGCACTACCAATGGCAGCGGCGTTTTCAATGTCACAGGAGCCACAATCGCCACGGTGAATACAGGATCAATGACCTTCACGGTTACCGGGCTTTCAGGGACGTTCTCGAGCCAGCCTGAAACTGGAACCGCTTCTGTGACTGGTACTCTTCCCACCGCCGGTCTGATTTCGCAAAGTGCCTATCAGGACGTGTATCTCGAGCCGATCCTCAACAGCAATACGGCTTACTCAGTCAGGGTGACGGCTTCTAATCCTTCCGGGATCACGGGCGGAAATTTGGTAATTTCCTTGACCGGAAGCGGGATCGTCTATGGAACCTATACTCTCCCGCTTGCGTCAATGACCTCTGACTTACAGATTTTCACGGGAACCATTTTGGTAAACGAGTTTGCCGGAGTTGTGCCCCCCGCTCTTCTCCTGAATGTCTACGCATCGAACCTTGCACCCGGTGCGGATGTGCTGATTGATCGCGTTGAATTGTATGACACCGCAATTCCGGTTCTCACAACCACAGTCTATGGTTCCTACGCAGGACTTCCAGAGCAGGTGGATGCAGTGACCGGGGAAGTCGTTTTCACGTCAGAAAACCAGCAACCCGTTAACGGTGCAATGGTCATGTACGACACGTTTTATGCTTTGAAGGGTTGGGGTGGAACGAATCCCGGAAGTTCTCTGTATTCGCTTCAGAAATCGTCCAATCTCGAGCCTGCGCAGTGGGATGAGCCGGAAGTGGCACAACGCGCCGGGGGAGCAATCGGACCCTTGGCCTTTGATCTTGGTGAGCAGTGGTTTTTGGGTGCTTCGCGGGCCGGACTTTATCTCTTCGTCGGCGGTCAACCCGGCAAGATTATGCAGGAGATCTATCAGGTTTGGGATGCGATCAACTGGCCTTACGGGAATACAATCTGGGTCAAAGTCGATCTCACGCATCGCAGAATCTATGTCGGCGTTCCGATGGCGACGCCTAATTTCTGGCTGCCTAATGCCCCTGTAAACGCAAACCCCACAACGCCGAATGTTATTTTGATGTGCAACTACCAAGGTCTCGACAGCGGTGAAGAATTGAAGTCGATGCCGCAGATGCACACGACGATGTTTGGGACTTTGAACGCTATTGACATGAGAAGGAAGTGGTCGATCTGGCAGATTCCTTCGCCTTACGGGAATTTCGTTTCGAGTCCCGACGACGTGGAGTTTTACATCTGCAACGGCAGAGGTAACTCCAAAGTTTACAAACTGGACGACTCAGCAGAGACGGATGATGGTCTGACGATTGACTCTCTATATTGCACTGCTGGGCTTGTGGAATTATCCAAGCGCGCACAAACGCAGGGAATCGGCAACTACAGGTTGCGGTGGTCGTATCTTGTCGCGGCGCTTCAGAGTCTCGGCAATATCGGTTTGACGCTCTATCCGAATCGTTTGCTCGGGCCGGGAGATTCAACGGTTGGCTATAACACGTGGACTGCGCCCGGAGGAATCACACCTGGGAATCCGGCGATGAATGACGCAGAAGTTCCGCTGAACTTCGCGGCCACGCGCACCTATTTCGAGTTCAGGGAGAACGACGGTCATGGCTTCACGTTGAGCAATCTTGTTCTTAAAGCGCGTGCTGATGTGTGGAACCAAATCAGAGGCAGGACAGGCGTATGAGTCTACCGGGCAATGACCTTCTCGCACTCATTGAGAATGAGAACCCGAAACTAGGGCAATATCTTCGCCAGTATCTCGTTCCGGCAATTCAGCGCACAGCCCAGAATGCCGCTGTGTCTCTAACGGGCCAGATCAAAGCTCCCGCACCTCCGGAGTCAGTGGCTATCGTCAAATCGGGCGAATACCTTCATGTCCAGATCAATCACACTGCGCCGATTCAGAAAGGCGCACGCTATATTACGACGATTGCGACCAATCCAGCTTTCACGAATGCGCCGATCATTAAGGATCACGCTTCCCGAGCTCCAGAGCCGTTTGTTTTGCCGACAAAGACCTCTGCAGGCGCAACGCAGAATTACTACGTGGCGGCACAGGTGCAATACCCCGGGGGACCGCCGTCTGCGCCAACTTATTACGGCGGCGCTGCACCGCTGGCGGTCACGATGGGGGGCAGCACGGAGATGGACTTGCTACCCGGAACAGGGTCGGGAACGGCGACTAACGGGGGTCAGGCGCTCGTGGGGCTTGGAAAAGCACAGGTGCGGTTATGACCTGTGATATATTCAATAAATGCCTACAGGTAAATGGAATAGAAAGCTCAAGAGTATCCTCGTTCCGATTGGTCCATCCATCGCTTATGTGCCACTCAGTCGTGGATTTTGGTCCATCATTGATAGGGAAAACGCTGAAATGGTGGGTCAATTCAATTGGACGGCTACTCTCAACGGCTCTGGGGTGCCGCGTGCGATTGGTCACGCCGGAAAAGGTAGAAGTTACTCGATCTACCTTAGTAGATTCTTGGTTTCAGCGCGGAATCTTGATGTGGATCACAAGAATGGGAATACGCTCGATAATCGCCTATCAAACTTACGGCCAGCGACCAGATCACAAAATTGCCGCAATAAGGGAGCTAGAAAAGGGCTTAAGGGGGCCTCATTCAATAAGGAAAAAAGGAAGTGGCGAGGTTCTATTCACATGAATGGAAAGTCTATTCACCTTGGCACGTTTGATTCCGAAAAGGACGCTCATGATGCATATTGCCGTGCAGCGGAGCGGCTTTACGGCGAGTTTGCGAGGTTCCATTGATCAGGGATTTATTGCCATCGGACATCCCCCAAATAAAAAAGATACACGAAGCGCAAGGTTTTTCGTATAATCTACCTGACCTTTCATCGCCACTGATCCTCACAAAAAAAGTGCGTGTGGAAGGTGGGCGAGTCGTCGGAGCGTGTTTCCTGCGCGTGACGGCTGAGACCTTTCTCGTAGTTACGGGAAGCCCGGTAGAAAAGGGTACGACTCTAATGGAGTTGAACCCCGAGATTCTGCGAGAGGCTTACGAGAAGGGGCTTTCCGATATCGTCTGCGTCGTACCCCCTGAAATCTCAGAGTCTTTCGCTCCTGTGCTTGCCCGCTTAGGGTGGCAGCATGACCGGGACTGGCCTATGTGGTCGAGGAGCACAAATGCGTAACGCAGTAGCGCAGGGCAATAATGCCTATAACAATTCGGTCAACACGGCGGCAGATTTGGGCGCGGATGCCTCTGGAATTAGCGCAACCCTTACACCATTTCTGACTGAAGAGATGCTTCACCCAGAGGGTCTGGGGCAATCAGGTATCGCCGCCGAGACAGGCGCAGCCATGGGGGGCGCGGGGGGCGCTACTGCAGGATTGACGGGCCAAGCCGTCCAACGGGCCGCAGCAAGCCGCAATGCCGGTGGCGTGAACGCGGCGCTCGATGCCATTGCGCGTGAGCGCACCAAGGCTAATGCGAACTCCTCTGAAAACATTGAAGCGGGGAATGAGCAATTAAAGCAGAAGCAGATGCAGGAAGGAGCGCAGGATCTTAACAGCATGTACGGCACCGATACCAGCGGAATGCTCAAAGCGGAGTCTTTGGAGCCCGAGGATATCAATGCTGAGACAAATGCCGGAAAATCTGGATGGTATCAGAATACAATCGCCATGATCAATGCGCTTAAGCCCGGCCCTGGTGGCGGTGGAGGGGGTGGCGGATAGATGGCTTCCGTTTGGGCACCGACGCAGACGAACGCTGGGCCTCCTCCGCCCGATCCCTCCGTGTGGGCGCAGCCTGATCCTGGCCTAGACCTTCATGCAGGATTAGCAAGGATATTTCCGCCTCCTCCGCAAGTCACGCTCGATCCTAATCCAGAGCATCAGATCGAAGGCCACGAGCAGAACAAACTGCAGAGGGATTACCAGAAAGACGCAAGCCCATGGGGAACGCCAGAGAATCATCCCGGCATCGGAGGGAAGATTGCGCACGTTCTATCGAAAGTAGGACAGATTGCTGGCGATGCCATAGAGCCCGGTCTGATGGCTAATATCCCCGGCACAGATCGCAACCGGCAGATGCAGGAAGGTGCGCTGGCGCGCGATATTTACACGGGCGAACAGGACGAAGCCAATCAAGCCCATCTCGGCGCGGAGACGGCGCAGGAGAATGAAACCACGAAGGAGATGCCGGGGAAAACGGAGAGCGAAGAGGGGTTGCAGAACGCGGAAACAGGAGAAGCGCAGGCGCGCGCTAAAGCGTTGACGAATCCTCCTGATGCCACTCCCGAAATTGGAACTTATCGTTCACTCGTAAAGATGGGCATGTCGCCATCTGAGGCGTTACAGGAAATTGAAAAAGATAAGGCGATGGCTCTGAGGCCGCAACAAATTCCGCCAGAGCAGCAGTACCTTACGGAGTATGTCAAAACCCATCCTGGATCGACGGTGGCGCAAGCGGAACATCAGTACATGCTGGACACGCAACGGCCCCCGCAAGCGCCAGCGGTGAATATGTTCGTTCCCGCTCCCGGTGGCGGCGAGACATTGCAGACGGTGCGCCCCGGTCAGACCGTGGCACCCGGAGCGCAGACGGCAGCAGGAGTAAATGCCGTCGATACGCCAACCACACAGCAACGGACGGCAGCGGGACGCGCTCAAACGGTCATTCAAATGGCTCCTGAAGTATTAAGTCGTATCGACAGTTTAGGGCCAAAATTGGGGCCAATCGAAGGAAATTGGAACGCCTTCATGCAGGGCAAAGTTGGAATGGATGATCCCGATTTTGCTGCATTGCGTTCCGATCTTTTGATGATGTCGAGCGCCGTGGCTCTTGCTCATGCTCAAGGCCGTTTGCCAGAGAATTTGCGCGAGGAGTTTGATAACGCAATTAACGCGCCGAAGCAGACGCCAGAGAATTTGAAAGCTACGATCAACACCATGATCCCTTGGCTGCAGCAGATGCAGAATCAGGCACGGCCTAATGCTGGTGAAAAACAGCCCACTGCGCAACCGCTAGGCGAAACTAGTAAGCCTGATGGAAACTACACGATGAACGGCAAGCAATATCGCGTTGAAGGAGGGAAGGTTTATGCCCACTAAACCAGATTTCCTCGCCGACGCGCAACCCGCTAGGGATGATTTTTTGGCCGATGCTACGCCAGCGGATCAGCCGCAAAGTCAATCTCCTGCGCCCGAAGGATTTTGGCATTCTCTGGGTGCGACCTTTGGCATCACACCGGAGGCCGCCGCAGGCGACCAGCAAGACACCATGCAACATCCGGTTCGGAGCGTGTTGCAGCACGCTTTTGAAGCCGCAATTCCCGCAATACAAATGGGAAAGGGTTTATATCAAGGCATCAAACGGGAATCTGGAGAAGCAGGACAGGCCGTCAATGCGTTGCGCGAAGGCAACCCATATTCTGCTCTTGTACACGGAGTCACAGCGTTGCCCTTCGTTGGACCGGCGATTGATCGCGGATCGGATCAGCTTGATCCCGGACAGAAATTGACAAAGGCTTCGTTTGGAACAGCGTTGGGAACAGCAGCGCAGGTTGCTCCTATGGTTCTTGGTGCTGCTGACACTGCGTTCCCTACACGACCGGGTTTGCCACCTCTCGGACCCGCGATGCGCTCCGCCGCCATTGGCGACCCAGACGCTGCGGCGCTTCGTGGTCTACGCGTGGGCGCAGGATCACCAAGAGCCATATCCACAATCAAGGCAATGCAAGGCGCACGGCCTTTCCTGCAAGGAGCGCAATCATTGGAGGATGTGCAGGCCCGTATCCCCGGCGCGAAGAGTGAGATTTGGGGGCCGTACCAAAAGACGATTGATGCCATTGGAGACAAGCCGGTCGATGGTCCTGATGGCCCAACGACAGTGCGTGAATTGGAGACAGAACGTCAGCAACTTTCCGCTATTAATCGCCAGTTGAAATCGAAGATTCCTAATCCAGAGGCGTTGAAGCTCGCAGAGCAAAAGGGCTTGAATCAGGCGCAGATGCTTCAACGCGAGCGCGCAGTGCAAAATGCTCTTGATCCCGTTCTGCGCGATGCGGGCATCCAACCGAAAGCGATTCGACAGGCATTCGGTCAAGTTTCGCAGATTGGCGAAAAAGTCAGCGGCAAAAGTACTCTCGCCGAGGCGAAACAACCGTATGGATTATCGAAGCTGCAAAATGTGAGTCTCACGAAGCCGTTGAGCAATGTCCCGCTTGCTGGAGATATTGCGCGCGACATCGCCGCCGGGCGTTATTGGTCAGCCAAACCAACAGATGTGGCCTTGCGTGAGGCGTTTCGTCCCAACGCGGCCAAACCTGATTTCGGTGCATACCAACCTCAGCGACAGTTAGGATCGGGATACCAATTTGGCGCGCCGCATCTCACGAAGCCAACCTTCACAACGCCCTCCCCCAATGCGCCACGGGGGTTCCTTCCACCGCAGGCGACGGAAGGCGAAGCACGACCTATGCTGCGTTACGCGCGGCCCTACCTCGAGCCAGAACCGCAAGGGATACGCACGCCAGCTCCACAGAAGAATCTTGCGCTTCCACCCAAGGCCTCCGCAGGAGAAGCCGGGCCTTATATCGCGTATCGTCCCACACCTCCGCCGGGTGAGATGACGCGCGTAATACCCTCTCGCCTCGAGCGTTTGAATATGCAACAAGGAGCGCCCTCATCGTCGGGCGTTCGTGGTCTTCTCCCTGCGCCTTTCGTGCCTACGCCGGAACCAGAACCAACCTTGGCGCATGTATTTCCGGCTGGGAGTGCATTTCGCGGAAATCCAGAAACCCCCGTCTATCCCCCGGGGAGCGCATTCCGTGCAAAAGTACCGAAGGGGTTCAATTTCGACGAACACCTAGAAGGTCTCTCAAAAGCGATGAAAAAGAAGGAGCAATGACATGCCCGCGTTCAAAAATTCACCGTTCCAAAAGCCGCAACTCTTACAGAAGGGTGTCCCTGCTTACCTGATCGGCTCCTTCTCGCAGAAGGTCGGCAATACGCACCTTGGCCTACTCACTGACGCCATAGCGTCAAACGTGGCGACGGTCACAGGCACATATCTGAATGGACCGCTGCCTGTGATCGGATCGCTTATTTCGATCATCAATTCGGCCAATTCATCGGGCGCGTTCAACGTGAATCGTGCCGTGATTACTGCGGTCTCCTATGTCGCGAGCACCAATATCATGACCATCACTTTCGCGCTCACGGGAAGTAATCAATCTGCGACTGCTGACGGCGGCACGATTGACATTGAACCCGCTGAGGTTCCGGAGTCGATCTCGGCAACCTATATTTCGCAGGCTGTGCTCGCACAAGCACCCGAGGGAGATTCGCAGTTCACGCTGCCGTATTCCGTCAACTTCACGACGCTTCCCACTTCGGCCACGGTGGATCTTCAGACTGCGATGAAAGCGAGTGATCCCTGGACCACGATTGTTCCTGGTATCGCAGTTGTAGCAGCAAGTGCGCAGACCATCGGACCGTTCGGGCAAGTGACACTGCAGCGCGGCTATCTCTATCGGTTTAACATTTCTGCGATCAGCGGTACCGCGGGTGTTGTTGCAAAGATTGGTTAGGTGAAGGATGTCTTTATCGAGGGATGACCGCTGGGTTGCAGACGCGCAGGGTAACGCTCTTGCTGGGGCGGAAGTGTATTGGTGTCTCCAGCCAGCCAGCACCTCCGTCAACCCACCTAGCCCCCTGGCGATTGTCTATACCGACTCAACCGGCGACACACCTATCGTGCAGCCGGTTCTCACGGATGGATTCGGACATGCCTTCGCCTACATGAATCCCGATGTGCTATACACGGTAGTCATTTGGCACCCGCTTTTCGGATACAACCCTATCGTGCTTC